CGCTTAGTGTAGACGATCTCGGCCGTGTGTTTGGCCACATCGCATCTTGGCAAACTGATCATATTGGGATGTCTCGCGGAACACGAGCACCAAAGAGCCGTAGTGGATACGCTTACTTCCACACTGGCGTGATTAGGGCAGATGACGGCAAAGACTACCCAGTCGGCCAGCTCACACTCGCAGGTGGACATGCTTCTCTGGAAGCAAGTGCAGTTGACGCGGCTCGCCACTACGACGACACCGGTTCTGCTATTGCTGATGTTCACGCTGGTGAAGATCAGTTCGGTATTTGGGTTGCTGGCGGTTTGCGCCCAGGCGCATCTCCTGAGCAAATCCGAGCACTCCGTGCATCGGCACCGTCAGGCGACTGGCGACCAATCGGAGGCCAACTCGAGCTTGTTGCTGTTTGCCAAGTAAACGTTCCCGGTTTCCCAATTGCACGAGCTCGAGTAGCCTCTGGCCAAGTGTACGCACTTGTCGCAGCCGGTGCTGCTGTTCTTGCAAAGATGAAAAACGATCCGCTTACTGAGCTCTCACAACGCATTGAGACTTTAGAAAGCAAAGAGCGTTTGTCTCTTAATGCAGAAGTTGACGCTCTTCGTTCGCGAATGGCTGATGCAAAAGTAGCTAAGCATGCGCAGCTAACTGCTAAGGCCAAAGAACTTGCCAATCGGATATACGCAGATGAGGTAACCGAAGAAGAGCTGGAGACACTCGGATACATTTCACGAGAAAAGCGCCAGAAGCTTGCCGCAGAAAAGAAAGCTCTTCCAGACGGCTCGTACCCAATTGACAACGTTGATGATCTAAAGAATGCAATACAAGCGTATGGACGTTCTAAGCCAAACAAACGCTCAGCAGTTCGTAGGCACATCGTGCGTAGAGCACGTGGACTTGACAAAGCAGACTTGATCCCAGATAAGTGGAAAGAAGCCTCAGTACTTCAGGAAGATGCCGCAGAGATTAGAGCACGAGTTGCCTCTGCCAAGGAGGGGCTTTTAGCGACCATGGCCGTAACTAGTGAAAATGCAGAAAAAACCACAAACGTAGAAGCAGTTTTTTCGCAGAAGTATGTCTCTGGAGTTAACCAACCAAGAGACTCAAAAGGCATGTTCCGTACGGTACTTGCTCGATTAAAGGACGACCTTGGCGCCTCTGGGCTTCAAGACGTAGTAGAAAAAGTAGAGAGTGCAGAAGGCCTAGATGATGCTGGAAACTACGACGCAGCTATTGCTGCTGCGCAAGACCTTTTAGGCGTAATTGACAGGCTTGACTCGGGCGCACTTGACGCTACAGCGCTAGAAAGCGTTAGATCTACGGCCCGTTCCCTAGGTCAAGTGATTTCTAATCTTCCACTTGCATTTGGTGCAGACGCTCAAAAGGTCAGGTACAGCGATCTTCCCCCAGTTCTTAGAAACTTGATTGACGAAATGGTCAAAAGAGTTGAAAAGAAAATTGGGCAAAAAGATGCTGATGAAGTAACTAAGAAGCTAAAGAACTACCAGTCTGGCGGAGACATGTATTCACAGAGTGAGGTCTCTTCTGAGATGAGTACTCTATTAAGACTTTTAACATAACTATACAGTTAGTTATGTTACTATAAAACATAGGTGAGTGCCTCTAACGCTTCGGCGAGTATGAGTCCCTCTCCTTGGACAGAAACCCGAGACGTTCCGATAAGCGGAATGTCATGACTGGCCCGAAGGAGGGACAGTGGACCGTATCAAGCAAATGCTCGACACAATTACAGAGCTGACCGATGAACAAGTCATCGAGCTGCAATCTGCTATTGTGTCAGAGTTCGAGACGGTCGAAGGCGAAGCTCCTACCACACAATCAGTAGATACCATGACTACACTTGCAGACATGCTTGACATCGTACGCGAAGAAGCGTCACGCCGGGAGGCTCTTGCACAAGAGCTGACCGCACGTGCGTCTGAAGCCGCAATGCGAGTCAAGGGCGAAGCAGAAGAAATGGACCCTGCAATGGAAGAAGAAACAGAAGCTCCTGCAATGGAAGAGGAAGAAATTCCAACTCCAGCAGAAGAAGAAGAAGAAGCTCCAATGGCAGAGGCATCAACTGCGACTGAGGAAGTAGCAGAACTTTCGACTACAGAAGTAGAAACAGCAGAAGTCGCTGTTGAGGCACCAGCACAAGTAGAACTTGTTGCCGATGTTTCAGTAGAAGCCGAAGCAAGCACAACACAAGAAAATTCAATTGCTCCAGAGGTGGAGCAGGAAGGCCAGGAGGCAGAAACAATGACCGCCGCCGTAGAAAACGAGAGCATGGAAGTAGAAATCCAAGCTCCAGCCGACCGTCGACCTATCCAGGTTACAGAAGCAGCTCCGGTGACAATCACCGCAGGTGCAGACATTCCAGGATACACGGCCGGTGCAAGCATCAGTGACGCTAACGAAGTTGCAGCAGCCATGTCTTCACGTTTGCACGGTCTTCGCCGTGTTAAGGGTGGCGACGGTGAGCAACACATCGTAGCATCATTCACAACACAGTATCCAGAGTCACGTGTTCTTTCACAGGACACAGACAGCAACGTAGCAAAGATTAAGGCACTCACTTCACCAGCAGCACTCGTTGCTTCCGGTGGCCATTCCACACCATTCGAGGTCAAGTATGACATCTTTGGTTTTGGAACAACTGAGCGCCCAATCCGCGACTCGCTTCCGCGCTTTTCGGCAGACCGTGGCGGTATCCGCTATATTCTTCCTCCAGTGCTCAGCGATTACGCAAACGCTGTTGACGTATGGACAGCTGCAAACGATGCAGCAGGTACACCAGACCCAGCAACAAAAGCAAGTTTGACAGTGTCAGCAGCAACAGAAACAACTGTTGCAACCGACGCAGTTACCTTGCAATTGAAGTTCGGTAACTTGATGACACGTGCATACCCAGAGTTGATTGCTCGACACAACGAACTTGCTCTTGTACAGCACGCTCGCGAAGCTGAGCAGTATCTTGCAAGCAAGCTAACCGCAGGATCCACAGCAGTCACAAGCACCAGCCTCATCGGTGTTGCTCGCGACTTCTTGGTTCAAGTTGGCCGTTCAGCAACAGCAATGCGTAGCCGTCATCGTCTCGACCCAGCACAACAATTGCGAGTAATTGCTCCATCATGGATCAAAGACGCAATGGTTGCCGACCTTACGTTGGCAGCTCCTGGCGACAGCACAATGAGTGCAGCTGGTGAAATTGATGGATACCTCGCATCACGCGGCGTAAACATTACTTTCAGCTCCGACCTCAACGTCTTCGGCTCACAAGGCGCCGCAGCAATGCTTGAGTTCCCAGACACATTCACATGGTACCTCTTCGCTGAAGGAACATTCTTGTTCCTTGACGGTGGAACATTGGACCTTGGAATCATCCGCGACTCTACTCTTGTAGGAACCAACGATTACAAAATGTTCGTTGAAACCTTTGAAGGTATTGCGAAGATGGGTGTTGAGTCACTCGTTGTTACCTCCACAATCAGCGTCAACGGCGTGGCAGCAGCCCTCCGTGACACAACTGGTGGAGCAACAGCCGCAGCAGTTGAGTACTAAACCATACTGATAGCGTATCGCGACGGGGGTGCCCAGCAATGGGCATCCCCAATGCGAGCAATTAAGCATCGTGAAGATTTTAGGTTAGGAACCAAAATATATGGCTTTTAGAGGAATTTTTCCGGCACCAAACATTGAACCAACTGAATTTGGTCTATTTGCTGTAGCCAAACCTTCTGCACCTGCAGATGAAAAAATTGAAGACAAATGGACACGCGGATTTTCGCAAGAATACGACACGCAGCCGAGCTATGTACGCACATGGGACGAAACATCGTCAACATCATATGTTGTAGCAGACAGGCATACGGCGCCTCTTTACAGAGAAATTAAGCCAATTTTTATTGAAGTAGAAGACTTCCACTCAACATTCAGTCTTACTGGTGAAGATCGCTTTGCGCGAGTTCTGTCGCAGCTCGAAGCTACTTCTCAAAAAGCGTTGGAATACGAACTTTGGGACGGTGAAATTGCTCTTGCCGAAGGTCTTCCAAATATGTTTTTGTCAAAGCCTGGCGTGACAGTGATTCACAATGAAGCAGCGCACGGCAGTGCATACTCAGCTCGTAGAGCTCTTTCACTTCTTGAGCATTACGCAGGCGAGCAGTCGCCTGCCGGAGAGCACGGCGTGGTTCACTTGACACGCGATGCTTTTGTTTTGTTGACAAGTAACAATCAACTCTTTATGGACACTACAAACAAGCAGCATATGCAAACTGCTTCTGGTGCACCAGTCGTTATTGGCTCAGGCTACAGCGGCAACGGCCCACACGTTGCCATTAGCACTATTGCAGTTGCAACAAACGTTGCTACTATTGTTACTTCATCTGCTCATTACATGAAAGTTGGAGAATCTTTCAAGGTAACTACAAACGCAGGTGGTACTGCATTTGACGGTACGTGGACAGTAAAAGCTGTGACAAACACCACAACTTTTACTGCAGATATCACTGCAGGCAATCAGTCAGCAACTGCAACAGCTGGATACGTCCAAATGCAAGGTGACGACGATACTAAGTGGATTTACATGACTGGGACTGTCCAAGCACATCTTGGAAAGTCTGAAGTAGTAAATGAAACTTTGGCACAGGGATATGATGTCTCTGGTAATGATAACGACATGAGGATTAAAGCAACTCGGGCAGCCGTAGCGTACTTTGATCCGTCAATTCACTTGACAATCAAAGTGGATTTGACAGCGTAGAATGGACATTAACAAGTGACAAGCAACAAAATATCTAACAAGGAGAAAGCTTAAATGTCAACTCAAGACTACGCCGCGAGTATCCAGGGTGTATCAATTCGTGTGACACGTCTTGATGCCGCTGGCAGCTTGCTTAACAACCCAGGTGACAGTTACACGACGTCGGCATTTATGCGGATGTCGTTCACACCAGAATACGAGGAAGGCGATGAAATCACAGAAAAGTCAGCAAATGGCGTTATCTGTGTTTCGTACAAAGCACCTGACACTTTAAAGAGAGTAACTCTTGAAGTAGCCATTTGCGAGCCAGACCCAGAACTTACTAACCTTATGTCCGGTGGTCTTTTGCTTCGCAAGAACCTTGGAACATTCGCGTCTGCTAACCGCCAATCAATCGGTTGGTCATCACCGGCAGTTGGAGATGATCCATCTGGTAACGGCGTCGCAATTGAATGTTGGTCATTCGCAGTTAAGGATGGAAAGCGTGCAGCAACAATGCCGTACTTCCACTGGGTTTTCCCATACGTCAAGCTTCGTCAGTCAGGCGACCGCGTCATTGAAAACGGAATGCTTGCAACTACGTTTGAAGGATACGGCCTTGGCAATGAGGCATTCAACATGGGTCTCGACAATCGCTGGGAATTCCCAGTTGCTACAGAGCGTCCATACTCGTATGCACGAAGCGAATGGGCACCGACCGGCCGCAAGGGCTTTTACGAATGGCACGCAGATCTTACAAAAACGATCTCGAACAGCGCCCGTACTGGTTCAACAGCAACAATCACGACTTCATCAGCACATGGTTTCCGTGTAGGAGACAGCGTGACAATTGCAGGTACAAACGGCAACACACCTCTTCATGGTACATACACCATTGCGACTGTACCAACAACAACAACATTCACCTACGCCACAACAACAACCGGAACAATTACGTCCGCTGCTGATACTGGTACGGCACTTGTTCCTGCAAACAGTTGGGCAGTCACTGACTTCCTTTCGCAGGGTTCAACAACTACTTACAACACACCTGGAAACGTGGACTACAACGCCGATGCCGCGATTGACTTTATCATCGCATCGTCAGACGATCCAACATCATAAGGAAAAAGCACGTAGACAACGGACTGCGAGTTGCCTGTATAGAATTACAGTGTAACGCGCAGTCCGTTGAGCGTTCAGACAAAGACGAAAGGCCGCGATGTCAAATCTGTGGATAACTCCAGAAGAACTCGGCGACTACGCAGAATCAGAATACGCCTATGAAGCTGCAAAATCTGCTTCTAATCTTCTTTGGGCGTTGTCTGGTAGAAAGTACAGTGGAACTACTACAGTAACTGAGCGCTATGTATGCGTCAACAGGTTGTATCGCTATGGCGCTTCGCTGCGAAATTCTTCTCCACAGCTTCTAAACGGTGAAGTGTACAACATTCCAACAAATGATTTTGACTACATGTACGACACAACTTCTGACGGAAGCTCGGCCTCTCGGCGAGTAAAACTTAGAGGCAGGCCAGTTCAGACAATTCATACTATTAGAAATGTTGCAGGCGACATTGTTGACCCATCTACTTATTATTTAGTAGACCACTCGACACTGCAAGCTACGGCAGGCCAAGCGTGGGTTCCTTGCGACATTGAAGTAACGTACTCGTATGGTATTGATCCTCCAACGCTTGGCAGAATGGCTGCAAGAACACTTGCACTCGAGTTTGCTAAATTGTGGAATGGCGCCGATGACTGCATTCTTCCACAAAGAGTGACGTCTATTTCTCGTCAAGGCGTGTCATACACCTTACTTGACAATCAAGACTTCATTGACGAAATGCGCACCGGACTGTATCCTGTTGACATTTTTTTAAAGTCTGTTAACCCCGACAATGCACGAGCCAAGGCACGTGTGTTTTCGCCAGACATTGCAAAAGCAAGACGGTACACTCCTAAGGCTCTTAGAGAAGGCGTAAGTGAGTTAGACATTGCAGTGCCGGCAGCAACAACTGGAACTGCTTCATCTAGCGTTTCTTTAGCATCGTTGAACGCTCAGTTTTTAGTAACTGAGGGAGGGTGGACGCCTTACGCGATTTTGCGAAGCTACTCAGAAAATAAGTCGGTAACACTAACTGGAGCAGTGACTACAGTTGACCCGACTCCTACAGCAATCAACTTAGCAACACGGTCAATAGTCTCTAACGTAGCAATAATGACTACATCCGCTGCTCATAATTTGTACGTCGGAACATCAATAACAATTGCCAACGCACACGCTACTTTTAATGGAACGTACACCGTACTGAGCGTACTTAACTCTACAACATTTACCTACACAAAAACTAACGCAAATATAGCGGAAGTAGCGTCGGCAGGAACAGTATCCGCAGCTAGTGACACTAGACTGGTGACTACTGTAGGATACGCCGACGCATATAGCGCTATCGGGAAAGTAGACCCAGGCACGTACGACGTGTATGCCGACAAGGGAACTGCGCCAAATATAGAAACCGTTCATATTGGGACTGGCAACCTCACAATAGCCTTGGCACCCACTGCGGTAACTGCTATCGTTATTGGAGGAAGTTAATGCCAATAGTTGACACGACTACAATACCGAGCGAAGCAAAAAATGCAAAAGACTTGCTTGATGGCGTTCTTGACACAATTGTTTCAGTGTTTAGCTCGTATAGCGTGCCCCTGCCGTCTCGTCAGTATTGGACAGTAGGCGAGCAAGCAATAGATTGCGAGCAGCTGACAGTTACTTTGATTCAGATATACTTAGGAGCGCCTGGCGACCAAGCATCAAGTCCTCAAAAATGTAACGTTCCTAGAAGCGCAGTAATGACTGTTTCTCTTGCTAGAGAAATACCGACTGTAGGGCAGAACGGAAGGCCACCGTCTTACGATAAAATAGCCCAGGCTGCAGAAATATCGGCAATAGATGCGTGGGTCCTTATGGAGTCAATTAACGTATTAGATCAATGGGAGCCGGGATCTTTTGGCGTAGGAGTCATAGCCACCGTAGATATTCCACCCCCAGAAGGTGGATTCCAACTTGTAAACATGCAATTGACAATGGCGATTCCGTAATGGCTGAATACACTAAAATCTATTACGTGTCAAATAAGCTGGGAACGTACCAGTTGCTGAAGTCTCCTGTAGGTGATGTCGGAATCCATCTAATGAAGATTGGCGAAAAAATCAAATTTGCTGCAAAACGCCAAGTTGGAAAAAATACTGGACTTTTAGCAGCAAGTATCGGTATGTCGCAGTCGCTCACACCTACTGGGCAGCAAGTAAAAATTGGCTCTCCAGTGAGCTACGCTCTCGTCCACCACGAAGGATCTCGTCCGCATATGATTCGTGCAAATGGTGGAATGCTTAGATTTACTTCAAAAGGACGAGTGGTGTACCGCAGGGCAGTGATGCACCCAGGCACTCGGCCAAACAGGTACTTGTCGGACCACCTGTGGTATGTGTACAGGTAACTACCGCACATGTAGTATGATATATAAGTAATAGTCATAAAGACATTAACCAGATACGGAGAAAAAACATGGCAAGATACAAAGACTTTGGAAGCGGCAGCGACACACCGGCGCCACCGCTGACATTTAAGATCTATGATGAAGAGTTTTCTTGTAGAACAGAAATGCAAGGAAAAGCGCTTCTTGATTTGGTCGCCAAATCAACAGGAGCCTCGGACAATCCAGGCGAGTCAGCAAAAGTAATTTCAGAGTTTTTTGCTCTTGTTCTTTTGCCCGAAAGCAATGATCGTTTTAACGCGCTTACTAAAGACCCAGACCGCATTGTCACCGTAGAAACACTTGGTGAAATTGTTGGTTGGCTCGTGGAGCAGTATTCTGACCGCCCTACGCAACGGCCAGAGGTTTTGCCGAGTGGGCAATAGATCTTTGGCCGTACATCAATGGTAAAGCCTTAGTATCTGGCATTAGTCTAGGAAATCTAGACATGTCAGATATGGTCGATGTTCTCCACTATTTCTTTGAAACGGACTCGACTAGCCTAGTCTCTGGCGAACAGCAAGAAGCGCAGGACTCTGTGCGTACTGCAATCTACCGCACCTTTTACAATACTGAGTACAAGTACGGGACAAACAAAAATAAAAATAACAATCTATTGCCGCCAGAGTATGACGAATTTGAAGACAAAGAATCTCTACCTAACGCATTTGATCCGTTAAAAGGCACAACTAAGAGCTATACCCCAAGTACGTCATTTGATCCCGAGCTGGCTAAGCCTTTCGGCAGCATACTTGACGAGCCATTAAAATAGGCATTCTTCTTTTGATTTAGAATAGCTATGAAGCATGACGCTGTGAAAGGAGGAAAATGACGTGGCCGTTGTCGGTACCGCATATGTAGTTGTTCAAGCAATAACTACAGGCTTTACACAGCAAGTTCAGAACGCACTGCAAGGGCTTAATCAGCAGGGGTCAACATCTGGCAACTCTGTAGGCAAGTCATTTTCTAGAGGCGCAGCATCAGGGCTAAGTAGCGCTGATGATGCAGCGCTTGAACTTTATAAACGTCTCAATTTACTAATTGAGAAAAGTTATGTTATGTCAGCGGCTGGCGTTGCATTAGCCCAGGTGTTATCTACAGTAGCCTCGGGTTTAGTAGTTTTAGTAGCGCAGGTTGGAGCAGCAGCGCCTGCGTTAATAGTTCTCCCAAGCATGTTTACAGCAATAGCGCAGGCTGCTATAACGATGAAAATGGCCTTTAAAGGCATAGGCGCCGCTGTCGGCAGTATAAATAAAGGCAGTAAAGGCGTAAGTCAAATGCCAGCGCTGCTCGAGGCAGCATCGGCTGCTAAGGACAGGCTCACTAGGGCTAAACGATCCGTCATAAAAGCAGGCGAAAGGATAATTGAAGTCTACGACGACGAGCTTGAAAGAATCGAGCAGCTCAAGTTCAGTAGCGAAGGCGCAGCGCTTAGTCAAAAGAAAGCAGCGATAGAACTAGAAAAAGCAAGAGAGACTCTTGCTCGTGTTCAAGACCTTCCGCCGAACTCTCGCGCGCGCAGGTCTGCTGAACTTGCATTTGCTGAAGCTGACTTAAACTATAGACAAGCAGTAGACAGAAACAAAGATCTCTCCAAAGAAGTAGACAAAGTAACGCAAAACGGGACCTTAAACAAAGACCAGCAAGTCAAAAACAGTAAAGCGTATAAAGACGCAGTAGAGGCTGAAACAGACGCAGTATACGAGAGAGAAAAAGCCCAAGAGGCAAAAAATAAAGCCGATGCGAAAGTTGCCAGTGGCGGAAGTGGCGGTGGAGCCGACCCGATGGCAGACCTCGGGGAATCAGCAAAAGAATTTGCAAAATATCTTGCAAGTCTAAAACCACTAATTGACGATCTTAGAGTAAAAATACAAGATACTCTTTTTCCAAAGCTAAAAGATGCAATAGAGATTTTGGTTAAAAGCGGACTATTTGAGATACTCAATGAAAAATTAGCAGACACTGGTACTGCTATTGGCAACGCTGCCATAGACTTTGCAAAGCTTTTTAGCAATCCTACAAACCTTAAAAACTTTAGCGATGTCCTAGACACTAACAACAGATCCATAGGAAAAATGGGAACTGTTATGGGCAACTTGGTGACTAGCTTTATTACGCTTCTAGACGCTGCATCTCCTTTAATTGACAGATTTACTGACTGGGTAGTCGTTCTTACGGATGGCTGGAAAAAAACGTTAGACGCAAAGAATGCCTCCGGCGACTTGACCACTATGTTCAACAATGCCGGTGACGTTGCGGCACAGCTTGGCGACATATTTGGAAATCTTTTTGGCGCCATCATGAACATCGGTAAAGCAGCGACTGGTCCCGGCAGCGGCGGGCAATTGCTCTTCGACTTTTTAGAAGAGGCAACGGCAAAGTTTAAAGAATGGACTGGAGGAGCACTAAAAGACGGAAGTCTTGAGGCGTTCTTTAAGACTACAACTGAAAACTTTATAAAATTACTAGAAATTATTGGCATAGTAGTTGGCGCAATTTTAAAGACAGGCGATGACCCAGGAGTTAGCAAATTCTTTGACAGCCTCAAGATAGCAGTTCAAACTCTTGCCGATGCTTTAGGCAAATTGTCAGAAGGCGGTATTGCTGAAGGATTCGGTAAGTTCATCGAAAATATGGCAGGATTTTTCGCAGCTACAGCAGAGTCCGGCAGCATTAAAACGTATTTTAGCGTACTTAACACCGCGCTTGGTTTGCTTGTTACCATTATGTCTACTCCAGCCTTCCAAACCTTATTTGGAGTACTCGCGACAGTGCATGGCGCGCGACTAGCTTTTAACAGGTTAGGCAAATCAGTAGACTTTGTCACTGGGTACATGAAAGGCGCTAAACTTAGCGCTCAGTTGTTTACCGGCAACTTTACCCAGGGCTTCAAGAATGCCTACAACGTCACTGGAAAGTTTTCTACAGCATTAAAGGCTGGAATTACACAGACTAAGGCGTATGAGAAAGCGCAAAAAATCTTGTGGGACGCCCAAAAGTACGGAAAAATGGCATTTGATGGCGTCAAAGGCGCGTTGACCAAAATGGGCACTGCTATTAAAACCAGTACAATCTACACAAAACTTGCTGGAGCAGCTACTAAAGTGTGGGCCGGTATCCAAGCCGCGTTTAATGCAATCATGGCAGGAAACCCAATAGCTTTGATAATCATAGGAATTATTGCATTGATTGCAATTGTCATAATCATGTATAAAAAGTTTGAATGGTTCCGCGACTTTGTACACACAGTCTTTGACGCTCTCAAAACTGGGTTTAACGCTGTGTGGGAATTCATTAAAGTAATCGGCGAAAAAATAGGTTCATTTTTTGCAGCAATCTGGGGCGGCATTAAAGACGCGTGGGACGCTGTGTGGCCTGTTCTTGTGATTGCGTTTAAGGTAGCCGTAGGCTTATTAATGCTTCCGTTTGTGCTTATGGGAATAGCTATAGCCGCAATATGGACTGCAATTAAAGTCGCGTTTGATTTAGTATGGCCGCTGATCTGGGGTGCAATTAAGTTTGCTTGGGAAAGCATCATTAAGCCAATCTTTGATCTAATGCTATCGCTCTTCACTACAGTATGGAATGGCATTAAGGCAGCATTTAATCTTGTATGGGACGGCATTAAGTTTGCGATAGATCTTTACTGGAACTACTACATAAAGCCTATTTTTGACTTGATGCTTACCGTCTTTAAGCTCGCATGGGATGGAATTAAAGCCGCATTTACTTTAGTATGGGACATAATTAAAGCAGCAATCAGCACAGGCTGGGGAATAATTAAGCCAATCTTTGAAGCCTTTGGTAAAATCTTTGGCGCTGTTTGGGACGGTATTAAGAAAGCATTCCAAACAGCATGGGACTTTATTACAAAAGCCGTTGACGGCGCTAAAACAATATTTAGCGGAATTGGCGATGTAATTATTAAAGCTTTTAAGTCGGCGATTAACTTTATTATTAGAGCATGGAATGCTATCGAGTTTAAGGTTCCGTCTGTGACATTGTTCGGAAAGACAATTGGCGGATTCACTCTTGGCCTTCCAGACATTCCAGAACTTGCCGAAGGTGGAGTTATTAGGCCGTCGCAAGGTGGGACACTCGCTCGTATCGGTGAGGCCGGCAGGGCAGAAAGAATTGAGCCACTCGACGCAAATGGTCTTTCAAAAAGAGACAAAGCTCTCATCACGATGTTGTCTGGTGGCGCTGGTGGAATAAACATCACAGTTAATCCATCACCAGGCATGGATGAAGTAGAATTAGCATCGTTGGTGTCAAGGCAGCTTGCGTTCCAACTTCGCAGAGGAGCTGCATAGATTATGATTATTTATAACCACACGGTTGAATGGAGACTACGGTGACAACATATTTGATAGACGGCGTGACACAGCTGCCGGAGACTGGGGCCACAGGCTGGGGTACGACGCTTAATGCTGCAATTGCTGCCATTGACAGTCGTTTTACATGGGTCAATAATGCCGCAACGATTACTTCAGTCCCTGCAGGCAACCTCACCGGGACTACTCTTCCGGCCACAATTGTAACATCGAGCCTTACAAGCGTCGGCTCTCTTGCGTCGCTGACCGTGTCTGGAAACGCAACTATAGCAGGACTACTAACTGGCGCTACAACTTTTGCTCTTGTCAATACGACAGCAACAACTGTCAACTTTGCTGGCGCAGCGACAACGCTCAACATTGGCGCTGGTACCGGAACTACGACTGTGAATAACGCACTTGTTGTCGCTGGAAACCTTACTGTAAACGGCACTACAACAACAGTCAATAGCACAACGCTTACTGTAGATGATAAAAACATTGTCCTAGCAGATACAGCTTCTCCCACAGACGTTGGCGCCGACGGCGGTGGCATTACGCTCAAAGGCACAACCGACAAAACACTTAACTGGGTAGATGCAACAGACGCTTGGACTTCATCTGAGCACTTGAATCTCGCCGCTGGAAAAGCTTTCTATATTAGCGGCTCTGGCGTTCTTAGCTCAACCACACTTGGATCTGGAGTCACTGGTTCTTCACTTACCAGCGTCGGAACAATTTCGTCTGGCACGTGGAACGGCACTGTAGTCACTGGTCAATACGGCGGCACAGGTGTTGCAAACACGGGCAAGACAATTACTCTTGGTGGGAACTTAGTAACGTCAGGTGCGTTTGCTACAACTATCACAGCAACTGCTACAACTAACGTAACTCTTCCAACTACTGGAACTCTTGCTACAACAGCAGATACGACTTATGTCGGAACAACCGCAGTTACTCTTAGCAGAGCATCTGCTGACCTCGCGCTTACTGGAATTTCGAGTGTCACGCTTCCAGGTTCATCATCTGGTACGGCACAAATCGTAGCATCAGCCGCTGCTGGAACTGGCACAGTGATTACTTTGCCTTCTGCATCTGGAACAGTTGTAACGACTGGAGATACTGGGTCAGTCACAGGCACAATGTTGGCTGGATCTATTGCAGATACGAAGCTTAGCACAATTGCAACGGTTGGAAAAGTAAGTAACTCTGCTACAACAGCAACCGACGCGAACACCACCAGCGCAATCGTTGCACGCGATGCGTCAGGTAACTTCGCCGCTGGAACAATTACTGCGGCGCTAACTGGCAATGCATCGACAGCGACAACCCTTGCCACTGCAAGAACGATCAACGGTGTTTCATTCAACGGTTCCGCTGACATAACAATTGCAGTGGCGAGTATTGATGACATTGGCGACGTAACAATTACCAGTGCTACGGCCGGCCAATTCCTTAAGTGGAACGGCACTGCATGGATTAACGACGCAGTTAGCGGTGCTACTGTTGCTACCCTTGACGACATCACAGATGTAACAATTACGTCAGTTGCCTCTGGCCAATTCCTCAAGTGGAACGGCACCGTATGGGTAAACGACGCGATTGATTTAGGTACAGACACTACAGGTTCATATGTAGCATCATTGGTTGCTGGGACAGGTGTAACGCTCACCAATAACTCAGGTGAAGGCGCTACCCCGACTGTAGCCGTTGATACTACGACAATTGCACCTCTGGCTTCACCAACATTCACTGGCACGCCATTAGCGCCAACTGCTGCTGCTGGAACAAATAATACTCAAATTGCAACAACTGCTTATGCAGATGCGGCAGTAGCAGCACTTGTGGACTCTGCTCCAGCAACATTGAACACACTTGACGAACTAGCAGCAGCGCTTGGAGATGACACAAACTTTGCTACTACAACGGCAACTGCAATTGGATTAAAAGCACCTCTTGCTTCACCGACATTCACTGGCACCGTAACTGGAAGCCCTACCGCTGGAACAACAACAACTGGTGCCAGCGGTATTGGGTATATGGGACTGCCACAAAACTCCGCAACTACAGGTGCTTATGGAATAGTTGCTGCTGATGCTGGGCTACATATTTATTCAACTGCAACTCGCACGGTAACTATTCCTGCCAATGCAACGATTGCAATGCCTATTGGTTCAACTGTTGTGTTTGTTGCTGGAACAGGAGCAACAGTAACAATCGCAATTACATCAGACACTATGTATTTGGCTGGTACTGGAGCGACTGGTTCTAGAACTCTTGCGGCATTCGGAGTAGCAACTGCCGTAAAGATAACATCAACATCATGGATAATCAGTGGAAATGGATTGACCTAATGGCTGGCGTACTAGGTGGTCTAATTGGAAGCACGAAAGGCAGGACTGTACCAACTGCTCCAACTTCATTAAGTGCTGCTCCTGGAGTCAATGTTGCTACGATTTCTTTTACTGCACCTTCAAGTGACGGTGGTTCTGCTATCACGAACTACCAATACTCGTTTAACAACTCAACTTTTACTGCGCTAAGTCCTGTTGATACAACAAGTCCAGTAAGTATTACTGGTTTAGGTGAAAATACTGCTTACACTCTTTATTTAAGGGCTGTTAATGCTAATGGGGTAGGGGATTCTTCAGCAGGAGTATCGTTTACGCAATACAGTAAACCTCAGGCAACCAACCCATTCAGCATGGATGGGTTCATTGTTTATGACAACCCTACAATTTTTTATGTTGATATAACCCCTCAAAATTCGGGTGTTACTGTATCAAGTCCTACTATTCAGCGAAGCACGACAGAAAATTTTGCATCTGTCACATCTTTTGCCGCAACACCATCTTCTTTTTCAAGCGGATTTTCAAGCACTAGGGTTTCTGCATCAATAACCTTTCCTACCAATTCCATCTATTATTGGCTAAGACCAACATTTACTATTGCTGGTGAGACTTTCATTGGCAACAGCAATATCCGAGTTACCGCCGACTACTAATGAAGCAGCAAGGATACTAAACAATGACAATTTTAAAGCAATACGATAGCGGTACTTCACAGTGTGCTATCTATTTTGCTATGGTCTACGTAAAGAAAGCTAGACTATGCCTACTTTAGCAACTCCGTACTACGGCACCTCAACATACGGCACTGGTGAGTACCTTGAGGCTGCATCGCTAGGAGTAGAAACCACCGCTGTAGACAACACGCTAAGAGTAGTTCCAGCGCCACTATTTACCGGGCTAAAGCTACAGGCAGATGTCAAGCTTGGTACTCTGGTGCTAAATACAATTGATGCCAACAACGTAGTGTGGGTATGCACTGACATTGAAGGCTGGTGGGTGCATCCAGACCCAGAAGTTCCTGACATTGCTCGTGGTTGGGGAGATGGTTCTTACGATGTTAAAGGCCGATGGCAAGCTAGGCAACTGACGCTTTCAGGTGTTTTTCTTACACCAGACGGTGACAGTGTTGCTGCTGCTCGTAATACACTAATTTCAGCAACAAGCCTTGTACACACTGGCGCATGGCTAGTTGTGAACGAAGATCCACCACGTGCTTCATACGTTCGTCTTAGCGGACGGCCAGACATTACTACGGTTAATCCGCGTGGGCGTACTGAATTCTCAATAGGCTTGCGAGCTGCTGACCCAATCAAGTACGAATGGATTGATGCAAATGAAGAAGGATACTCGCTGACTACTGTCTTGTGCAAAAGCGCATCGCCCGCCAGAACAGGTACTACTACAATTACTAATGTCGGCAACACTGCGGTATCGGCAGTCTTTGAAGTTACAGGGCCAATTACTGGCCCGGCTACTATTTACAATCAAACTACTGATGAGTTGCTTATTATTGCTGATAGCCTTCGTGCTGGTGTAAGCAAGGCAACTACGTTTAGATCGCTTACAAGCAACGTCGCGACACTTACTACTTCAACAACTCACGGCTTATCTGCTGGCGACATTGTTACTGTAGCTGGGATAGATAGCACATTCAATGGCGAGCACGAAGTATTGAGTGTTCCGACGACAACAACCTTTACGTATGCTAAGACCGCTACAAACGTTGCAAACACATCAACCACGAGCGGAACAGTGGTCCGCGATACAGACGTTCTAGAAGTAGATACGTACGATCACGAGGTGGCTCTTAACGGAATAGTAGCTGGCAACCGTTCAATGGTTGACACTCTTGTTGACTGGATACGCTTGGACCCAGGCGCTAACGTTTTACAATTTACAGATGAGGGTAACGCAAATAGCACAGCATCATTGTCTGTATACTATCGCTCTGGCTGGATAGGTTAAGTTTATGCCAGAGCACGACGCAAAACGGAGAAGACACAAATGCCATCATCAGTTACCATAGCGCCAAATTATAGGTACTTTACAGTAGACCTGTTAAGCAACGCGCTAATTGCTGAAATACCGTTTAAGGGTGTTAAGTACGAAAGAGCGCTAAAGTCTGCTGGCTCTTTTAGTGGATCAATACCTATCATAGATGACACTAGCTCTATGGATTTGTATGAAAGCACAATGCCAGGTAAAACAGCACTGTATGTAGTTCGTGACAGTGTCTGCGTTTGGGGCGGAATCATTTGGAGTCGCGCATACGATGTCGGTCAAAAGATGCTGAGCGTAAACGCATCTGAGTTTACTAGCTATTTGTACCATAGGAATATCTGGAAAACGTATAGTCACGAATTTGAAGCCACGCTTGTTGCTAGCAGTGGAGTTGTGCAGGTAACTATTGACGATGGTGAGTATGAACCACCAGCGCTTTCGTCTGTGCGAGTGTTTTTCTATGAAGTAAGTGATATGTCGCATAACGGGTACTACGAAGTAAAAAGCAGTCCTGCCCCAACTGCAAACGTTTTCTACGTAGACATGCCAAGTCTGCCAAACGGAACTTACACACTATGTACTGTTGTTATCCGCTCGGATACATACGATTACGTTCGGCAGCTAATGGACAACACGTTTACAGATTTTGTATCTATCATGTTTGACAATACAGAAATAGAGCCCGCACTTGCTGAAGAGTACTCAGTCACCAATATAGTAAGAACTTCTAACGTTGCGACAATCACTGTTGACACTACGCATGACGCTATTATTGGGCAGGTAGTTCAAATCCAAGACGTAGACAGCGCACTAAACGGTTTTCACGAAGTCACCGCAGTACCTGACGACTACCGAGTATCGTTTGCGTCGTCTGGCTCTAACATTGCATCAACTGCAAAATCAGCAGTATCGCGAAGCGTAACGCATAAGCAATTAACAACGTATGTTGCAACCTTAACTACGTCTGTAGCGCATGGATTCACAGTCGGGGCTAAAGTAGTTGTCACTGCGGTCGATGCATCTGACGCGACACAAGCTGTTTTTGATGGTGAGTATCCAATTACAGCAGTAACTTCTACTACGTTTAGCTACATCAGCTCAGGCGTTGACGATATCGCACTAACTGCAACTAGCAATTGGTCTGCTACAGAAACGCCAACAGCGACAGTCGCTCCGTATATGTATGTACCGACGTACGGGCCATTTCCATACAGCGCAGACATTGGCTTAGGGTTGATTGCCGAAAACATGGCGCCACAGTATCCGACTACTGCGCAAATAACTGCTGCTGGTCTTCCAGCTACGCTGTACCCAACTTCGCCAACACCTGTTGTTGCTGGCAATATCGTTTTGACTGCACGACCGTTATATACAAACACAGATGGAACAATAAGCACGCTATATAGTGAGTCTTCGCTTATCGGCGGATATGAAGTTGTATACCCAAGAATAATAAATGGGCGACTGTGGACTAGCGCAGATGCTTCAGCATACGCCACGACTACAGGCCAACACCTTGGAAAATTTGCCAGCGGAAATACTGTAGACGCTTCGGCGTACGCTGAGGCATTGCACACTCTTCAAGAGCAGTGGATGGACTTGATTACATATGAAAAGTCAACTACTACGTATAGTGGAAAAAACGTAGAAAACAAAACGTATAGAGGATACGAGCTGCTTTCTGTAGGCGAAGAGCTTGACAATTACTCTGACACTGTTGATGGTTTTGAGTTTAGAGTTGATTGCGACTATGATTATGAAACTGGGTCTTTTTCTAAGACGCTAGTTCTTATGCCTATTGACTACCCGAATCCGCCAGACCCAGGCGAGGCATCACCGCCAAGTCGCTTTGGAGCAGACAAACTTGTGTTTGAGTATCCTGGTAACATTTCTAACGTAAAAATGGACGAGTCGGCAGAAAATGCAGCAACTAGATTTTTTGTTGTTGGCAACATTGGTGATCTTGGCGAAGACGCAAGTCAACCGTACGCCGCTGCTTCAGCAAAAGACATGTTGAATGCTGGCTGGCCAATTCTCGATGCAGAAGAAAGTGTAGACTACGAAAGCGAAGAAAAACTATATAAGTACGCAGCCAGGTACCTTGCAGAGCATCGGCCACCAATTTCAGATTTTAACGTAAGCGTGAATGGATCATTAGACCCAGTAATCGGAACGTACGCTCCCGGTGACTGGTGCTCAATAATTGTTGACGACACGTTTGTTCGTCAGCGCCTAGCTAGTGATCTTGAGCCGCGCGACACAGTCATTGTTAGAAAAATAAATTCGTTTTCGGTTAGCGTACCAGACACTCCAACATTTCCAGAGCAGGTAGAGCTCGACCTAATATCAGAACCAGAGGTGGACAAACGTGGCTAGTAACAGACGACGCAGCACTAAATCGCTTGGAAAAGTAGTAACGAACATGCAGTCTAGACTTAGGTTCGTGCAAAAACGACCGGTGCCTAGGCGAGTTGGAAAGCGTGTAGTTTCTTCAGCGAATATTAAAAAAGACGCAGTCACACCTGTAGAACTCGCGCCCGACTCTGTAACACCAGAAGCTCTGGCACCCGACTCTGTAACGCAAGACGCAATTGCACCTGGAGCTGTCTCAGACACTGAATTAGCATTAGGCGCAGGCGGTGCAGACACTACATTTAGTGGCTCTCAGCCTGTGAACCCTGCAGTCGGCGACGTGTGGTTTGACTCGTCGGACAGTCTCAAACTAAAACGCTACGACGGAACCAACTGGGTTTCGATGCGAGACCTTGGCATTGCTGCTGCTCAAGCTGGTGCAGACGCTGCTTCCACTGCAGCTGCTGCAGCGCAGACTACAGCAGACGGCAAGAATAAAGTATACAGGCAAACGGCAGAGCCTACAGGAGGAACGTACGCCGAAGGCGACTTGTGGTTTGACACCGATGACAACAACAAGATCTACCGACGCACTAGCTCTGCGTGGACAGCAGTTCAACTTGGCGGAGAAGCTCTCGCAAACATCAATGCAAACAAGATTACAGCAGGAACTATTGATGCAAGTGTTATTACAGTTTCTAATCTAAATGCCGGAAATCTTACTGCTGGCACAATTGCGGCAGCAAGAATTACGTCAACAAGCATTTCAGCTGCTGACATTAATGCTGACAGACTTACTGCTGGAACAATTGCATCAGCAAGAATTACGTCGACAAGTATCTCCGCTGCTGACATCAACGCTGACAGAATCACTGCTGGAACTCTTACTGGACGCGCTATCAACAATGGAAGCGGAACTTTTAGTGTTGACACTGCTGGAAATCTCACCGCGACTTCGGCAAGTATCACTGGCACGATAAACTCATCTGGAGGAACTATTGCCGGCTGGAACATTTCAGGCGGCGGATTCACGACCGGAGGGACTTATGCTTCTGGCGGCGTCACCTATCCAATCGCAGCGTTGCTTTCCAACGGATCATTCGTTGCTTATCAATTTAACGATGCCAAGCCAGGATCTTTCGTCGTAGATGTTGACAACGGAGTGCTGCTGAACGCAGTATCTCTTAGGTCAACAAGTACAGGTGGATCAAAGTCCGCATGGTATCCGTATTATGACAATAACGCGAACCTTGGAACGTCAGGTTTTAGATGGAAGAATGTCTTCGCAGTCAACACCGCAATCAGCGCGTCAGATGCTCGTCTTAAAACAGAAATCAAAACTACTGATCTTGGTCTTAATTTTATTGAAAAGCTGCGACCAGTGTCGTATAAGTGGGTGTCGGAAGGAAATAGGCCAGTTCTTGACGAAGATGGCAAAGAAGTTAGAGACCCTATTACGAATATCACTCCTGTTGAATCAATTGGTCCTGGCCTTAGAACTCTTTATGGACTAATAGCTCAAGAAGTTCGCCAAGCTGTAGCAGATCTTGGAATAGATCCTTCTGATTTTGGCCCGTGGACTCTTAGTAATGTAGATGATCCAGACTCTTCTCAAGGCTTAAAATACGATCAATTCATACCAATGCTAATTAAGGCAGTTCAAGAACTTTCTGCAAAAGTCAAAGAATTAGAAAGTAACCAGTAACTATGCTAAACATGGTTAGAATTTCAATAACAAGCACGACACGAGAAACGACAACAAAATGATTCAAGTTAAAGACGGCGCACGCACACTACAGTTCAACGGGACATTACTCGGCAAGTCCTCGTCATATCGTAAGGACTCGCTGCGGTGGATTGAGTTTGAACTCTATAAAACAGAAAACGGGTCATACGTACTTTCACGTATTGGCGTTTCAGTTATTTACCATTGCGCAGCATGTCACTTAGTAAAGCGCTACAGCCTTCAGGACATTCCAGTAAATGATGTACCAAAAGATCGGGTGCAACTGCTTGTCCCGTGCGATGTGTGCACTCCATCATTCGCTGCAGAATTGATCTTCCCAGAAAAAAATAGGTACTGGGCCCAAGTAAGTGACGACCCAAGCGCCGTGCTAGATGCTCTATATAAATACGACAATGGCGGGGCTCGCTATTTGACGAATGTAGCGCAAAGGCTACTTGAACAAGCCGCCTCGCTCGACAAAGGAATTGAGTCTGTCTACAAAATTGAGATGATCCCGTAGCCAGCGCTTTTTGTTGTTATATTAGAAACAGCAAAGACGAAAGACGGTTTCAATGTTCATAGTTATAGAAGGCTCAGACGGCTCTGGCAAAAGCTCTCTTACAGACGAGGTTTCCCGCCAGTTAGCGGACAGATACCCCGACTTTCATATCACGCGTTTCCACAAAGGGCGCCCAGAAGAAGAGTCTCGCAGGTGGGTTCTTAACGATTGGGTAATGTCGATTGAAAACATTAACTGGTTTGAGGCCGTCGCTGTAGCGGACAGATGGCATTGGGGCGAAGCAACATACGCACCGGTAAAGCGGCCTCACACGTGTAAAGACGCCTTCGGTCTTCTTGGCGTAGCTGGTTGGCGCTGGACAGAGTGGTTTATGGCGTCACGGGGTATTGCGCAATTCTGGCTTTATCAACCTTTAGATGTAATCAAAACTAGGGTGGCTATTCGTGGAGATGATTTTGTAAAACTAGATGAACTCGAGAAAATCGTAGATCTATATGAACAGACTTCTCAGGAAGTTTTCAGTCTTGCTGGCAAACTGACTCCTCGCGCTGACAGCGTTGCCTCCATTGACTTGCTTGCTCAATATGTCATACACCGCGCAGAAGAAGTACACGATGAGGCCAAAAAGTTAGCGCAATTTGGCGAGTACATCGGGTCTCCAAACCCTAAAATTCTTTACATCGGTAGCTGGGACACTAATGGCAGCATTCTTCCATGCTTCCCAGCAGAAGGAAGCTCAGAAGAAGCGCTTATTGAGTCATTGCCAGATACTGTGTGGCGAAGCGCTGGTGTAGTCAATCAGAACAATATGTCTGTTGGAAGGCTAACCAGCCTTATCACAATTCTTGGCAATCCCGAGATTGAAAGGATATAGCAATAATGGATGTAAAGGTAAAAACGATTGAGATTGAAGACGGCGTAAACGGCTACGTTGATCTTGTTCAACACGTGTTAAAGCACGGCGAGCATGTCGCGCCTAGAGGAATGAATACTAGAGAAATAGAAGATGCTACTATTTATATTTCAGACGTCAGAGCCGCGCTTCCTTTAGGTGTAAACCGAGGCACTGTTCCAGGTATCGGTGCTGTTGAAGCATGCCAATTGATGTCAGGGCTAAGCATTCCGCAATTGGTGATTGACATTGGTCCGCAGTTTGCCAATTACACGGAGGACGACGGGCTATTTCACGGCTCGTACGGAACAAGAACAAAAGGTCAATACGATGTGATGATTGAAAGACTACGCAAAGACCCAGATACGAGACAAGCAGTAGTCACTATTTGGAATCCTGAGCGTGACATGCTTGAAAAGAAGCGCGACTACCCTTGCACAATTTTGCATCAGTTCCGTATCCGCAATAACAAGCTTAACATGAGCGTATATATGCGATCAAATGACGTGTGGCTTGGCGCCGCATACGATTTCTTTCAATTCACACGAGTGCAATTGGCTATGTGCTCCGTTCTTGGTATTGAGCCAGGTGCCTATGCCCACCACGTCGGTTCTCTTCACATTTACGAAAACAACTATGAAGCAGCGGACGCTCTTAGAAAAACAAGCAATGTTGAAGTACCGCCAGAAATAACAGGAAGATCGTGGCGTGAAGTCGAAGCTTCTGCATCTTTAGCGTTGTACGCAACTACGCACCCAGACACACTTGAACGTTTATCACCAGCCGAGCGGTGGTACGCAGACGCAATGATCAAAGCAATAGACAAGAACAAAGGAAAATAAATATGGACGACAAGTTCAACTCAACACCGATGAAAGATGCTGCGGTAAGCATGCATGAGTTGTATGAAACACTTAAAGAAGCAGGATTCTCTAGACGAGAAGCTCTCGAGCTGGTTTCTAAAATAATGACATCCGCAGTTAGTGACGCAATTAGACACAGTCAGGACGACCAATAGTGACGGACACACGTCCTTCGTGGGACGAGACATGGCTCGCTGTAGCCGAAACTATAAGCAAACGCTCTAGATGCTCTCGCGCTCAGATGGGCGCTGTCATTGTTTCTCACGATCAGCACATTGTGTCAACTGGATACAACGGGCCGGCGGCTACTTGGCCAGAAGCTGGTGACTGTATGAACTGGTGCGAACGAGCTCAGGGCAAAACTCCACTAGACAATATGTACGACGGCTGTCCAGCAATTCACGCCGAAGCAAACGCTCTTTTGTACGTAGACCGCTCTGTAAGTGAGTTTGGAACTATATACATAACAAGCGCACCGTGCACGCAATGCGCTAAACTTATTTCTAACTCTGGCATATACCGAGTTGTATGCCGACTTCGCCAGGCAGATATGCATCGGCGTCCGTACGACGTTATTGACTACCTGATAAAGTGCGGCATTGAAGTATTAGCTATCGAGGACAAATGACAACAACAGACTTATCAAACGTACAACTACACTTAGTAGACTCGGCCGAAAAAGCTACTCAGTTTCTTGAGTGGTTGAGCCAGCGGCGTCCGCACAACGCGCTTGCCGTTGACACTGAAACTGGCGAGCTTCCAGGCAATCCTCGGGACCACGCATTTTCTCCATGGCATGGTCGTCTTCGTTTAGTCCAGGTTGGCGACGGTGAGCAAGGTTGGTCTATTCCGTGGGACGAATGGAAAGGTGTCTTCTACGAAGGCATGGATAAGTTTGACGGTCCTATCATCTGCCACAACATTGCGTTTGAAGCGCGATGGTTTGCTGTTCAGTCTCGTTGGGAACTACCTTGGCACCGTGCGCATGACACGATGATTATGGCTCATATTATTGACCCACTTGGATCTGGCGCTCTCAAGCGTCTTGCAGCATTGCACATTGATAGCCGTGCAGTTGCTCTTCAGGACACGCTAGACACTGAACTAGCAAAGAATGGTTGGACATGGGGAACTGTGCCTATTAACTTCCAACCATATTGGTCGTATGGCGCGCTTGACTGCGTATTGACTACTCGTCTCTGGGAACAGTTTTACGAAAAGTGCGGCCCTGGTGCTGCGTACTCAAAACCGTATGAACTTGAAATGCAGACACGACGAATTGTCACACGCATGGAACTAAACGGCGCACGAATTGACTTAGACTACTCAAAGAAGAAATACGAAGAGCTGACAGCGTACGCAGACTCGGTCAAAGTCTGGGCTAAGCAGCAATATGGTGGAGTGTCAATTACAAGCAACCAGCAGTTAGTTCGTTTGTTTGAGAGTCTTGGCGCAGAAATTAGTGAGTACACTCCTACTGGCCAGAAGTCTTGCACTAAAGATCAGCTCAGAATGCTGATGATTGACACTACGCCAGAAATAACCAATTTAGCCGACACGTGCTTGAAGCAACGAAAAGCCGACAAACTGGCCAATACTTATTTTTCTAATTTCATTACTGACAACGTCAACGGCTTCGTTCATCCATCTGTTAGAACACTTGGTGCTAGGACAAGTCGTATGTCTATTACGAGTCCTGCCCTACAGACTCTTCCAAAAGGCGACAATGTAGTCCGTAGCGCGTTTATTCCAAAAGATGATGACCATGTGATTGTCACAAGCGACCTTGACCAGGTTGAGTTTAGAATGTTTGCAAGTCTGTCTCAAGATGAGAACTTAGTTAATCTTTTCCATCTGGCAGACGCCACTGGATCAGATCCTTTTACTGAAATCGGTCGTGAGGTTTACGCAGATCCTGAAATGCAGAAGTCAGACAAACGACGTGGGCTTATTAAGAGCATGGTGTACGGGCGACTATATGGAGCAGGCGTCGCAAAGCAGGCGCTAACTGCTGGAGTGCACGAGGCGCAGATGAAGCATACTTCAGACGCTTTTGATAGCAGGTTCCCCGGCATGTCGCATTTCCAAAAACAAATTGAAGATGTCGGTATGCGGAGGACTAGAGCTGAAGGCCAAGGCTACGTGTACACATGGACTGGGCGTAGACTTCCATGCGACGATAACCGCGTATACACCTTAGTCAACTACCTAATTCAAGGTGGAGCAGCAGAGGTGTTCAAGAGCAACCTCATTAAGTTGGATCAAGCGGATCTTACAGAGCTGCTTATCGTTCCTGTTCACGACGAAATAGTGCTCAATGCACCACGCAAAGATGCTGAAGAAATCAAACGTATTGTAAAAGAATGCATGACAACAACCGAAGGCTGGGCTGTTCCTTTAACAGCAGACGTTGACGGTCCACTTGAAAATTGGGGGGATAAGTACTGATGAAAAGAGTAGTAATAGCTGTAGACCCAGGGAAGGCAAGTGGAATGTGCGCATTTAGCATTGCGCAAGGAGAAGAGCCAGTACTGCTGTGGTCAGGCGAGTATCAGCCAGAGGAATACGCGCAGCCTCTTAGACAGGCCATTGCTGAGTACGCAGCAGGCAACTGCAATATAGAAATAGTATGCGAGCGGTTTACAATAAACGCTCAAACAGTGAGAAACTCGCAGGCACCCTACTCTCTAGAACAAATTGGAGTTCTTAAGCAGATAATGCGCGACTGTGGAATGAAAGATATAGATCTGAAGTATCAAAACCCGTCAGATGCCAAAAGAATGTTTCCAAATGAAGCGTTAAAGAAACTAGGGTACTGGCATGTTGGTGGTGGAGGACACGCTTTAGACGCCATACGCCACGGTCTGCTATTCCTAGCAAAAAACGGTTGGACACCTCTTAGACTACTTCAATAGATACTAAGAAAATAAATTGCAAAACTATGACATATTTGTCTTAGTATATGATACAGTGACACATATCAAAATGACGAGAGGAAACAGGTGCCAGTAGCAGTCGAGCTCAACGAGTCGGGCGAGCACATCCGAATTGAGACAGAATGGCGCTATAAGGAACTCTGCAAGAGTATTCCTGGCGCGACATGGAATGCTGGAGATCAAGCGTGGCGAGCTCCTTTAGGTTGGACAACATGCTTGGCTCTTAGGTCAGTGTTTAAGTCTGATTTAGAAATTGGCCCACGGTTAGCTGCGTGGGCAGGCAACGAGCTTGCTATACGAGTCACGCCAGCAAACGAACTACGAGACTTAGATACGTACGAAGGCGACGAAGATTTGTATCCTCACCAGCGCGCTGGAGTTGCATTTCTTTCGCAAGCACGCCGTGCGTTACTGGCCGATGAGCCTGGCCTTGGTAAAACAGCACAGGCAATCCGTGCTTTAAAAAAGCTTAAAGAAACTGAGCAAGTATTTCCTGCTCTTATCGTTTGCCCAAACACGCTAAAGAAAAACTGGAAGCGTGAGTTTGCGATGTGGTGGCCAGACGTAAAGGTTCAAGTGATCTCTGGATCTGCATCGCAGCGCCGAGCGCAGCTTGAGACAGAAGCTGATGTATTCGTTATTAACTGGGAATCCCTCCGCGGCCACTCTCGCCTAGCACCGTACGGTTCAGTCGCTCTGGCGCGATGCCCAGAGTGTGGCGGTCACGATGAAAAAGTAACTGAAAACCGCTGTGAAGTCCACTTACGCGAGCTGAATAAAATTGATTTCAAAGCCGTAGTAGCTGACGAAATTCACAGGTCTAAAGAACCTAAGTCAAAACAAACTCGTGCTCTGTGGGCAGCCACTGGCAACGCAGACATTCGGTATGCGATGACTGGTACACCAATTGCAAACAACGTACTTGACCTTTGGGCAATTCTTCACTGGCTATCGCCAACTGAATGGCCTAGCAAGACGCGATGGATTGATCGTATGGTTGACACAATGCTTAACGCTTTTGGGGGAATGATTGTCATCGGCGTAAAGCCGCACATGAACGATGAGTTCTACGCTGGAGTGCATCCTCGCATGCGCAGAATGCTTAAAGCACGAGTGCTTCCATGGCTTCCGCCGGTCCTACGCGAACGCCGTGACGTTGAGATGTCAACTAAGCAAAAGAAAGCATATCAGCAAATGCGCGATACAATGATTGCTGAGCTCGAGGTTGGCGAAGCAGTAGTTGCGCCAAGTCCGCTTACGCAGACAACACGCTTGCTTCAATTTGCTAGCTCTTTCGCTTCTATAGATATAGACGAATTGACAGGCCAAATGAAAGTACTGCTATCTGAGCCTTCATGCAAAGTTGATGCGCTTATGGATGACATTTCAAGTGGCGACTTCGGCGATGACTCTGTAGCAGTTTGCGCAGTATCGCGGCAGCTCATTGAGCTTCTCAGCACAGCAATGACAAAAGCTAAAATCCCGCACGGATTGATCACAGGTGCGCAGAATGAAGACGAACGTCAACAAGCGGTTGATGATTTTCAGTCTGGAAAGATTAAGTGGATCCTATTTACAGCCCAGGCTGGTGGTGTCGGCATCACGCTTACAGCAGCTCGCAGGCTCGTAATGCTTCAGCGTCCTTGGTCACTGGTTGACTACAAGCAAGCTCTTGACCGTGTACACCGCATCGGTAGCGAAATACACGACAGCATCGTCATTATGGACTATGTTACCGAAGGAACTATTGAAGAACGAGTTATTCAAGTGCTTGACAGCAAAGCTGACAACTTCGAGAATATCGTAAGAGACAAGGCACAGCTAATGAAAATGCTACGAGACGAAAAGGCAGGGATTTAATGACAGAGTTTAACGTCACTGATGGTGTTATGGGTGTTCCAGTAGAAATTGGAATAAAGAAACCACTAAAGATTTCTAACTCAGAAATCCAGACATTTAAAGATTGCCGTCGTAAGTGGTGGCTTAACTACTATCGTAGGCTTCAACCACAAAGCACTAACTTCACTGGTGCTCTTGCACTTGGCTCTAGAATTCACGGCGCTCTTGATATGTACTACTCAACAGACACTCCTCTTCTTGACGCGCACGCAACGCTTGTTGCTCGTGACAAGCAGTTGTTGATTGATAGCTTCCGTGACACTATGGATCTAGACACTGAAGCCGAGCTTGGCCGCATTATGCTCGAAGGATACCTTCAATGGGTAGACGAGAACGGCATTGACGCAGAACTCGAGATGATTTCTACTGAAGAGATTATTGCGATGCCGATGTTTGATGGTGAAGTGATACTTCAAGGAAAGCTCGATATGCGAGTCCGTCGCAAAGGCGATGGAGTACGCATGTTTAGAGACTTCAAGACAGTTGGCGGATCGTTCACTGAGTTCGCATCTCTTGCGCACATGAACGAACAAATCTTGACGTACATGCTTCTTGAAGCTGCACAAAACGCTGAAGGAGAGCGCAGCGAAGGCGGTATATTTACAATGCTCAAGAAAGTGAAGCGTACTGCTAACGCAAAGCCTCCTTTCTACGAGCAAATTGAAGTTCGGCATAACACATTCGCTCTCAGATCATTCTGGTCGCGAATACATGGCACGGTTCGTGACATGCTTATAGTGCGCAAAGCGCTTGATGATGGCCAAGACCATCACAACGTAGCGTATCCTCGGCCTAGCCGAGACTGTAAGTGGAAATGCCAATTCTTCGCCATTTGCCCACTGTTTGACGACGGAAGCGCCGCCGAACAAGCAATTGCCGAATTGTATGTGGTCGATGACCCGTACGGTTACTACAAACCAACAGAGCTAAAAGGAAACGAGTGACAATGTCAAGAGTACAACGTTCATTGACCATGATGGTCTACGGAGAATCTAAGGTAGGTAAGTCTACATTTGCGGTGACAGCACCGTACCCAAGACTGATGCTTGACGTAGAGGGTGGACACAGGTTCCTTCCCATCAATGTCAAGTATTGGGACCCACTACGAGAAGAGCCGCCTGTCGCAGACGGAACATGGGACACATGCGTCGTAAACGTAATTGAATACGACACTGTTATCAAAGCGTACCAGTGGTTGCAACTTGGCAAGCATCAGTTTAAGTCGTTGATTATTGACTCAGTATCTGAGCTTCAAGTAAAGTGCGTTGATAACATTGCTGGAAAGAATCAAATGCAAATGCAACAGTGGGGCGAGCTTCTTCGTCACATGGGCGCGTTGCTTCGAGATCTCCGTGACCTTACAATGCACGCTACTAATCCTCTCGAAGCCGTCGTATTGACAGCGATGGCACGACAAGGGCAAGACGGCAGATACCGTCCATACTTGCAAGGACAACTTGCAATTCAAGCCCCGTATTTCTACGACATCCTTGGCGCTATCACCGTTGAGGAATTTCCAAACCCAGATCCTACGCAGCTTCCAATAAAAGCACGTAGGATGCACGTTGAGCGCACCAACCAGTACGAAGCTGGTGAGCGAGTTCAGGGTAGGCTTGGAAAAGTAGTAGAACAACAGAACTTAGGCATAGAGGCGATGCTTGACATCGTCTTTGGGCCTCGTCCTGCTTCAGAAACCAAATAACAACAAACACAGAAAGACACGGTAAATACCATGAGTACACTCAATTGGGGAGACCTAGTTAAAGAAGCTGGCGATGTCGGCAGCTATGATCCACTTCCAGACGGTGACTACGATCTTGCAATCGTAGAAGGCGTCGCAAAGACAACGCAATCAGGAAAAACAATGTTCGCAGTTAAAGCACAGGTTCAGACAGGCGCCCACATGAAGCGTCTCGTCTGGGACAACTTGGTTGTCTCAACCGACAACCCAACTGCGCTTGGAATCTTTTTCCGCAAAATGAATGCGCTTGGTCTTAACCGCGATTTCTTCGCAACAAGCCCAACCAACGCTCAAATTGAGCAAGCACTCAAGGGACGCACATTCCGTGCGCAAATTGGGTCACGCACTTGGCAGGGTCAAAAGAAGAATGAAATCAAGTCATACTACAGTGCAGTTGCGTCAGCACCTGTTATTGCAGCGGCGGCAGCTCCTGCTCCAGCCCCTGCACCGGCTCCTGCTCCAGCACCGGCCCCAGCGCCTGCTCCTGCAGTTGCACCGGCACCAGTTGCAGCAGCTCCTGCTCCAGCAGCAGCACCAGTAGACATCAACACACCGCCAGTCGCTCCTTTCTGATCACTAGATCATAGGAGTTTGTCGTGTGATGCGGCATAGACGGAACGTGTTTACTACACTTATATTTATTTGTGTAGGCACACCGTTTATGCCGCATCCGTGATATCATTTCTAATACGACACAGCGAAACAAGGAGAGTGTATGCGGGTAGCGATACTTGAACCAGAGCCAGGAGTAAAAGGCCCAACGGCTTGGGCTTTCAGAATGAGATATGGATTTAGAGAACTAGGTCACGAGTGCGACGTAGTTTCTTTTACAAAGAGTGGAAAAGTCAGATCATCGTGGGGAAAGCCTCAACCAGGCGGCCGATGGTGGAATGAAGCGCCAGACGTAGTTGTCAAGAGCGCTAACCTTGTCGAGTTGCTAGATAAATACGACATGGTTGTTCTTCCAGAAATCAAAGTCCCTTTGCACGACAAAATGGCAATCAAAGCAGGCGAAGATGTCATACCTGAGTACGTTGATGCGCTTCTTCGCACAAAAGCTAGGTGGACAACTTCATTACACGGATCTTTTTACCCAGCGAGCACAATTCCGTTTGTTCCACGTTTGCTCGAGGCTGAAAATAGAGGCAGCATGCTCGTCACAATGAGCGACGACTCAGCTACGGATAGCAATGATCTATTCAAAGGAATGAAATGGATCAAAGGATGTATGCCGTTTCTTCCAAGCTTTGCGATTGATGACCCAATTCCGCAGGAAAACATTGTAGGAACATCTGGAAGATTTATCTACAATAAAGGACAGCCGTTAATTGCTCTTGCAGGCGCACAATTGCCAGAAGACATTGTGGTTGAGATATGGGGATCGTGTTCAGTAGGGCTAGGTCCTTCACCGACGTACATTACGTATGAACAACTTCGCGACAATTTTGGCGCTAAAGTTATCCGCTATGCTAAGCAAGCAGATATGGATAGGCCAGATGGACGTAAGGATGGAAACATAATTACTCCGTACGCTTGGGACGCACGGATTCCAGGAAAAGCCTTAGTTCGCTATCTTGGCAACTACACTGATTCTGCTGCAATCGCATCGCGCTTTAAGGTTCATATGAACTTGACTGCGTATAACTTTGCTCGAGGACTTGTGGAGTACTCCACGCTTGAAGCAGCCGATGCTGGCGCCATGTGTATTGTTCCGCAGCATCTATCTGACCCGCAGTTTCGTATGATGGTGCTTGATTGGTATAAGGGATCTCCAACACAAGGGAGGCTCGTGAAGCCTGAAGGCCGAGAAATCATTGACCAAGTCACTGCAGCTTTTGTCAAGTGTCTAGAGATTTCTGACAGCGACAGACTTGAAATTGCTCGTCACAACAGAGAAGTCTTGCGTACACGAAATGATCCACGCAAGAGCGCTGAAATTATGATTGAAAGCGCGTTCTCGTGAGGGGTTTGTCAGGGGCTGTTGTCGAGATACTTCCTAATGGAATAGTAAAAAAGTCTGGTGGCATAGTCGAGCGCACTCGAGAACAAGGCGAGTGGATTATGAAGCATGGTGGAGTCATATTTCCGCAGGTGCTTTCAATCACAGACGACGGGTACACAATGGAAGAACTTGAGTACGTCGAGTACTGGGAAAGTACTCCGTCATTTATTGTTCCCGCGCTTGCTAATCATGTGTGGACTCAGCCAGCCGTAGTTCCGCCTACAGCTAACACACAAGAGCTACTTGAAGCCAAAATGAAACACACGATTGACAAGTACTTAGCAGAGCATATTGATGAAGCAACTAAGAAAGAAATAATTAACTCTGCTAAAATAGCAGGCGATGGCGCTTTTAGAATGAAGCACTGTCTCTCACATGGAGACCCGACGGCTGAAAACGTAATGAACCGTGCTGGGTACGGAAGAGTATTCATTGACCCAATTCGGGCGACAGAAACTGTTCCCGACTCACCAGCAGTTGACATTGGAAAGATCCTGCAGAGTGCATGCGGCTGGGAAGATGCTAAGTACAATAACGGAGTGATTGCGTACCGCAGAGCAGACGTAAAAGATCTTATTGATGATGATAGGCTATTTGTTGTAGGTGAGGCATGGGCTGTTGTTCACGTGATGCGCGCTGTGCCTTACGTTTTAAGAAACATTCCTGACTCACTACCAAGAGTACTTACAGTGCTAGAGAGAGCGATAGAACGATGGTAAAACAGATGACAATATGGTGCTCTGACATTGACGGCGTGCTTGTTGATTCTCGTGAACTTGTTCGCGAATCATACGCTGCTGTTGGTGTTGAAATGCCTGTGCAAGCCTGGGGTCACCCGTGGCAGACATGGTTGCCGAACGCCTTAGGTTCGCTGGAAAAAGCAAGAGAACTTCATGCGGAAAAAACTAAAAAATATGTAGAAACACTAAAAAATGGCGCAGCGATAAAACACAAGCTTCCATTTGCTGACATTGCTAGAGCGTTGGAGCGTGACCCAGCGTGCTTGGTGTACTACGTCACCGGCGCAGCCAATGACACGGCACTCACAATTCTTACAGAACTTGGTCTCAACCACAAAAACTTAGTTGGCCACGGAGTTTCAACTACTGAAAGAGAAGCAGTCTTCCGCAAGCTTGGAAGTCGCGGTGTGTACATTGACGATCGCATTGAAGGACAAGCGCCTGCGCATGCAGCGGGTTGGGATTTTATTTGGGCCAAGCAGGACTGGCCTTGGAAGCAGTAGTACTTGCAGCAGGCCGAGGCCAACGCATGGCTGGAGTTGCTAAGCCATTCTTTAAGCCTTTACTAGAGCTAAACGGGATCCCACTACTTGCATACGCTGTAGAGTACGCATCGGCATCTGGCGCCACTGCGTGTCATGTAGTAGTGTCGCCGCACAATAAAGAAGAAGTTTCTAGTGTTCTTTCGGCCTACTCTCAATGGGTACAAATTGTAGTTCAAGAAGAACCGCTTGGTCCCGGGCATGCCACGTTGCTTGCACTTAAATGTATCCAATCGGATACAGTTATGCTGTTAATGAGCGACAACATTATGGACCAAGACACTGTTGTCAAAATGGCGCTAGACAGCGCTATGACTGGCGATAACGCCATAGGCGTAAGAACTGTTTCAATGCAGCAAGCGCACAGATTCACGCGTATCCGCAGCACCGGTAACGAATCATACGACTATGTTGAAGGGTCTAGCGTGTCACTAGATGACGCCTGGGAGGGATCTACAATGGTTAAAGTCTGGTGCGGGCCTGTCATATTCAATACAAGTAGAGCACTTCAAGTTTTTTCAGAAGCATGGGAAAGTGCTGAATCTTTTAGTCCTGAATTGAAGCAAAGCGAGCTCAAGATTGGGCCGTATCTGTCTCAAATACTAAGCACTCGTACGACGCTTGTTGATGTAAAAGCAATTGACGTTGGAATTCCGTCAGCGTACACTGAGTCAGGTGGCGTAGTTTAATGACAAAAGTACTTATATCTGGAATGACTGCACCGCAGTCTTCTAAATTGCTAAACGAAAAGAACATTTCTTTTGCGGGTGCGATTTGTAAAATTCTTGAGTACAGCGGAGTTGAAGTTGTCTGGCAAGATCCGCAGGTTGGGTGGACGATTGACAGTGTTGCAGAATATGACGCTGTGCTGCTTGGAATTGCTCCAGTTTTAAGTCTTACAGCGAATAAGTCTTACGGCATCTTGTCACTGATTGACACGATGAAAAATGACAAAAGACTTTGCTTATTTATCGATGCTCCCGAGCCGTCTAAAGTACACGCAAGTCTTCGGTCAGCAAGCAAGGACTATAGCTCACGACTATTCAAAGAGTTCTATTCAAAAAGAAAAGATTTTAAGATAGCGGTAGATCTTCCGAAGATAGTAGACGCTGCCGACTACTTGCTAAACGAGAAGTGGCCAACAACGCTGTACCCAACTCTTCCGTGGAACGCTAAACACTTTTCAGCTACAGGACTTCCAGAAAACGTCACTAGTTCATTTGTTGGAATCAACGTTGATTCTTTTTATATAGAAAATTCTTCTAAAGTAAAAGAGCGTAGCAATCGGTGGGCTGTTGAATCTTTGCGGTCTTCTTGGGCAGTAAAAACCTCAGAAAATCTTATGTTCCCAAGCATAGCAACTAAGCAGGTTAAGACTGACGGAGATGCTGAAGCAATGGAAGTTATATCTAAAAGCGTCGGTTTGCTAATTGGACCGCACGACGATAAGATCACTTGGTGGTCTCCTAGATTTTTTCAAGCTATGAACACACTTACGCCTGTTGCTACCGAATGGCGAACGGCGGGTACAATAGGTAGCTCGTGGAGTCATTTAGCCGCGGGTATTGAACAAATGTCTTCAATTGATAGGTACGAGCTCGCGGCGGCTCAGCGAGAAGAGTATGCTGAAGCTATTCCAACACCACACGAAACACTTACACAACTACACAAGGAAATGAGAATTGACAACCATGTCAGTATTATTCAATAGATGGCTTGAAATGACCACAAAGCTGCAAACAGATGTGTACAACGCGAACTACGACAAGTTTCACAGTAACGAGCCAAGCGACCTTAATGAGTTGATTGAGTACATCCGTTGGAATATGCTCGCCATTGACGATGAGCTTGCCGAAGTTCGTCAAGCCATTTCTTGGAAGCCGTGGCAGCACGATGAGCCGTACGCAGATCGCAAGGAGATTGTCAAAGAGTGCGTTGATGTCTTGCACTTTGTTGCGAACATTCTTTGCGCAGCAGGGGCCACTGACGAAGAACTCGACATGGAATATCTTAAGAAAATGCAAAAAAATGCTGACCGCCAAAAGAATGGCTACCGAGTACTTGACGATGGAATGAAATGTACAAGGTGCAATAGAGCCTTAGATGACTACGACGTAAGCAATTGTAATGACGCACTTTGCCCCGCAAAGGGAGCTTAACATGGACTACTGGCTGGCAGTTCATTCAAAAAATGTTGTAGCCGGTGACGTTGTCAGAGTACGGTCTAGCGCATACCGCGGAGAGCTTGGAAAAATACACAATGGAAGATTGTGCAAAGTGCTTGAGGCACGAGACGGTGACATTATCGTATGCTCTATAGACGAAATGTTGCCTTATCTCAGCAGAACGCATCATGCTCCGCACACACTAGAAAAGAGAGTAGTTGAATGAGAGCAGCAATTGAGTTTGAAGTACTAGGGTCAACACTTCCACTAATGCTTAATGAAGCTAGAAAATCTTGGAAAGACCTTATGGAAGATATAGATGCTGAAATACCTAGTGATGCTGAAATACATATTGTCCCGCACGCCGGGAGCGACTACAGTGCTAAGGTGTTTGTACGAATGAAAATAGACAATGCCGAGTAACAAGCAACCACGGCAGGTATGCCTCGAAGAAGCAGCGCGCATCGTCTCGGGCGAGCGTGATGTTCAGTACGGCGGCCCGGAAAGTAACTTTAACCGCATTGCGCAAATCTGGTCTGTGATCTTTGGTATTCCAGTCACTAACGAAGATGTTGCCATGGCTATGGTTGCAGTAAAAGTTGCTAGGTACGCCTCAAAATCTGGATTTCAGCCAGACACTTGGACTGACATTGCTGGATACGCAGCTTGCGGCTTTGAAGTAGGGTCAATACACAAAGACTAGTGTCACGTACATCGGCCCTCACTTGATACGGTTGTACTAACGAATTAGACACACGGAGAACTACATCATGGCAAAATACACATTCGCAGACTGCAATGGACTTGCAGCTTTCATGAGTCTTGGGTTTGTAAACTCTGGAATGGAAATGAATATCAGAACAGGGACGCTTAATTTTGGCAACCCTGTTGCAGAGTTGAACAGGCACCATCTTGGAGACAATTGGAGTTCATTCTTTTCTGACGACCCAAATGAATGGCCTGATGTAAAAGCTGATGTAGTGCTGGGTTGTCCACCGTGTTCGGGCTGGTCCGTATGGTCAGGCCCAGCAAACCGAGGTGCCGACGCAAAAGCACACGAGCACACAGTCGCGTTCATGAAGTACGCGGCACGGATCAAACCAAAAATGATCATCTTTGAGTGTGTTCAGCAGGCGTACACGCAAGGCCGTGACACGATGGTTAAGTACCGCGACATGGTTGAAGAACTGTCTGGCAAAGAGTATGACCTGTATCATGTAAAAATGAATAACCTTCAGGTCGGTGGATTCTCGTACCGAGCGCGGTACTTCTGGACTGCTGTTGAAAAAGGAATGCCGTTTGGCGCTCAAGCAATTGCTCCCGCTGAAATGCCAACAATGATGGATGTAATCGGTGACTTAGCTGATCTTGAGATCACATGGGACGCACAGCGATACGTTTCGGAGCCATCCAAGTACGTAAAACACTTGCGCAACGCAAGCGGCGTTGTTGATGGCCACATGAATAAGAACAACTTGGATTCCCAGAGAATTCAAGAAATCTTTGACATCCTCGGCAACGACGGATGGAAGCCAATGATGCCGATCAACAAAGCGCTTCGTGAAGCTGTTGACCGCAACGGCGATAGGTTCCCACAAGCCTGGCTTGGTCAAGAAGAAAAGATCCGTGCTAAAGATTTTTACATGGGATTTTCTATGCCTTGCCGCTGGAACGGCGACTCGTGGTGCCACGTGATGACAGGCGGCGCGCTTGATCACATCGTACATCCAACGCTTCAACGAAGAATTACACACAGAGAAGCCGCCCGCATTCAAGGTCTTCCAGACAACTGGGAATTTTCTAAGGCAAAAACGTATTCCGCACTGGGAGCAACATGGGGCAAAGCCGTTGCAGTACAGGCCGCTAATTGGATTGGTCAAGCAGCAGTTGCTGCTTTAGACGGTCAGCCAAGCGGACCGCAGGGCGAACTCATTGGTAACAGAGAGTGGCTGATTGATACTGACAAAGGATTTAGCCGCCAGACTGTTAAGAAAACCTGGTATGCGAATAAGCAAGGCTAATAGCATATTTTAAAGTAAGTGTGGTATAATGGCTAAAACGACAAAGGGACACCACACATGCAATCATTTCTTACGGACACTTCTTCATTCGCTTTAGTTGCTAGCCATCTCGACAACAAACGGCTGCACAAACAAACTCTTGAAGCGTGGCAATGCTTAATGACTATGTGCGAGCTTGATCCTGACGGAAATCATCGTACGCCAAAAGGCTGGTCAAACCATCCAGTAGTAAAAATGTGGCGAGGCCATGAAACGTTATTCGTTTCTTATATCTCGGCCACATACTTTGAATGGAAGTCTCGTGGATTTAAGTCTACGTTGCTTGATAAAACGTACCGCACGTACGATAAAGCAATAGCGCTCAATCGCATTTCTAGTGATCTTGTTCTCCCAAGGTGGATGGAAAATACTGAGTACTTTGAGTCGCTCTGCTCTACCCATAGGACAGCGCTACTGTGCAAAAACTACGAATGGTACTCGCAATTTGACTGGGCCGAAAACACTGGAAAAGCACCAAGTACGTACGACTATATTTGGCCGCATCAGGACGGTTACGTAGCTTGACGCCATTGCGGCCTAGATCATCATAGAAGCTCTTAAAGGTTGCTTGTAAATCGTGTATGCATCTTGCTAGGCCACGTGCTTAGAATTCACTAGAATGCAGGATATTATTTCTAGTAATGAAGGATTCAAGAAAAGGCGAGTGTCTCTGGTCTGAGTGGACTGGCATCGGCGCAGAAGCGCTTTTACCTGTCTCAAGTTTAGTGTTCTTCACTGAAGACCATGTAGGACTTGAAAATGAAATAGTGCTAAGAGCTCTTGCATCTGCTCTTCAACACGACGGGTCTGCAGTATCACTTGGCGATGGATACAAAATGGCAGAAAAAGGAAATGTGTTTCACGTGTCTGCTGGAGAAGTTGACAATGACACAGAACTTACAATATGCAATAGCAACGGTGAAACAAGAGACGGTGACAAAGTTGACAGAATAGTTGAAATAACTCTAGTAGCTTTATGAACAAAAAAGGGTTAAGCAACGTCGGCTGGCAAGACAACGCTGAGTGCGTAAAGCCTGTCAATAAGCATATACGAAAGTTCTTTTTTTCTAGCATTCCAAATGAAAAGTACACCGCCCGCAACCTGTGCTTTACCTGCGATGTGCGTCTAGACTGCCTAAAGTACGCTCTTGAAAACAAACAAATTCACGGCGTGTGGGGCGGAAAAGACGAAGGAGAAATTCGCAGAGCGTTGTCTGTGTCGCACACTGGACAAGAAATTCGTAGACAAAGATTTCCAAATTGTCCAGCATGCGGTGGACGGCCTTCTAAGCTTAGCGTTATTGTAGCAGACTCACCGGAAGGTGGCCGCTGGAAAACAATGAAGCTTGTTGTATGCGGTGAGTGCGAATTTACATGGAGAAGTCGCACAAGCGCAAATGCAGTAGACGCGTACCACGCAAGTAAGACTTCAAAGAAGTCTAAGACGTCTAAAGGAGCTAGTCCTTTTCAGTCTGACTCTGACTCTGACTCTGCAACTGAGTAATTGTTGCTCTTGCAACTGCAAGTTGAAATGTCAGTTGCTTAATCTGCTCTAAAAGATCGTTTACTATTGTCTGTGCATCAATATCCATTGCGTATGTTTTCCTTTTGTTGTGTTCGTTATGTAAGTTCATACCAGCCTTTACCCCATAGAGTTTGCAGCCGAGTAAAGTACTCTTCATACATTATACCTACTGTATTCAAACCATAGCGATCTTTTGAGTATTGGCTGATTGCTTTGCGGTCTAGGTACGGTGCTGCTTTCGCAGCATTAATAAATTCTTGCAGAGTATGACATCTAAACCCAGTAACTCCGTCAATGACGGTTTCGGTAAACGCGCCCCAGTCGGTTGAAATTACAGGTGAACCGCACGCCATTGCTTCTACTGCAACAGTTCCAAATGGCTCAACATAGATAGTTGGAGTAAAAGTTGCAATGGCTCCGCCCATCAGTTTTGCTCGTTCCTCGGTGCCGACCACCCCAACGTATTCACCGTACTCTGGCGGTACACCTTGACCAGCAATAACAAGACGCTTGCCTAAGGCTTTGCAAATGTCAACTGCAATCTGATAGCCTTTACGCTCTATAAGCCGTCCTATGTACAGATAGTAGTCATTAGGCTTTTCCTGTAGAGGGAAATCGTCAACGTCTATGTAACTTGGAATTACAGCGTCATAGAACTTGCCGTCAAGAGTGTGGGGGTCGGTTACTTTTGACCCGTAACAAGAGTGCATCCATGCGTATGACTCAAAAACCTTAAATGGAGCAAACGAGCCACCATAACCAATACCGAACTCCACGCTTAGCTCATCAGGGAAAGCATCGGCGATTGGCTTAGATGCAAATCCTGTTATAAGACAAATAAAGTCCTTGTGTTCTAGGCGTTCTTTGATTCCTTTAATCGCATTGTTATTAAACTCAATCCAGTGTGGGAGGTTCCAGTCAAAAGATGCTGCCGAATAGTGATTGTTGCCTACGGCTTTTAGTCGCTGTTCTTCTGTAATACAAGTAATATGTTCGTCGCAGGGTGCTTCATTGAATTCTCCGCCGTAGAGAAACACGGTATGCCCGAGGTTCTTCATCATGATTGCGAATTTGCGGACTTTCTCCGTATAGGCACAGGCGGTGAAGGCTTCGGTCGTATTTGTGTGCGGCAGGGAAACTAAATGAAAGCGCATAGTGAGATACTAACAAGGTTTCCTTCTCTTAGTGGCTATTCTGCCAGTGTTTTTGTACCTGAGCCTGTGGCTGTGCGTTCGATTGCAGCCTGGTTGTAGATTGCACCTATTTGGTTGTAGGTGTATCCTGTTTGGTTATAGAGGGTAGCCATTTGCTACCTGTTACGAGTTCCTGTATCCGTAGACACGAATAGTCCCACCAGTCATGGTTGCGCCACCACTCTGATTGACAATCAAATCTGTGTACGCTGTTGAAGTATTCATTATCCCTGAATATGTAGTTCGGTATGCAGCGTTTGCGTGGGTTCCAGTAACTACTGTTGATGACGCAAGGTTCGGGCGTTGAACATCAAATGAGCAACTGAAGTTTCCTGATGTTTCCGATGCGCCTACTGCAATTCCGTTACTTGTATTTGCTGCACCTGTTCCAGTAATGGTTGTTGGTCCTGAATATGTTTGATATGTTCCAGCCCAGTTGTATGTAGAAAGGGAAGTTTCAAATTTCACACGAATATCGTTGTTTGCTGTTGAGCAAGTAACACCTGAAATCACAACTCTGTAATCTGAGTAGGTCGCATTGAAAGCATTGGTAACAGTGACGGTTGCTTGTGTTGTGCCGATAGTGACCACACCACCTGATGCTGTGCCACCCGATGTGCAGGTAGCCGTAGTAACAAGTTCCAAACCCATTGGATTTTGTGCGGGGCTGTTGGGGATAACCCAAGCCGTACCGTTGTAAACATAAAGACGGTCTGTGTCTGTCTCAAAAATCATTTGACCTTCAAACGGCACAGCAGGGCGAGTAGACGACGTACACACACCAGGTTTAATAATCGATTGCGCACCAACAACAGAACTAAGAGGCATCAGCAACCTCAGTCCAACCCGAAGCCAACAGGTCAGCGTATTCTTCTTCGGTCATTTCACGAACTTCATCATCTATTTGGATATTTGGTCGTGTCATCGTTTATGGCTTCCTGTATCCGTACACGGTGATAGTTCCACCGCTAAGGGTTCCTGATTCGTTTAACAAAGTTAAATCAGTGTAACTGGTTGTATTTTCAATAGACCCAGAGAAGCCGCCTGAATAACCTCGCCCGTAATAGTTGCCATTGTATTGAGTTCTAGCCGCCAAAAATGGGGCAACTAAATCAAAACTACTAGATGATGATGGGGCAGTGCTATCCGACAAGGCTACATACCAAAAGGTTGCGTTGTTCATAGGGACAAATGTCCAAGACGTTGCAGAATATAAAACATACCAAAAATTGCCATAGTACCCAGTAGCCGCAGAACCCATCCTAATGACTAACCCTTGTGAAGAAGTTGTTTGCACTCCATCGATTATCACTCGATAATTGTCATAGGTGGTTGAGAACACATTGGTTAGAACCGTTGTTGCCGAACCCGCAGTAATCGCTTGCGATTTTACATATACCAGCCCTGAGTTGCCGACAGCGGTACCACCCGACACCTGTTGCCAAGCCGACCCACCATAAATGAAAGTCAAATCGGTATCAGTCTCATAAATCATTTGACCTTCAAACGGTGTTGCAGGTCTGTTAGACGAAGTACAAACGCCTGGTCGAAGCCCTTGTGTAGTAGCAGAAATAGTCATTGTAAATTCCATTCTTCTGCCGTGTTACCTTCTGCAACCCACGCAAGATACGCCTCATGTAGAGGGCTTTGTTCTGTGAAATAGGTAACGGTTTCACCATCATGCAAAGCCAGCGTTGTTGAATTGTCCAACAAATCAGTGTGTGTGTAATACATTTATAACTCCGCACTTATTTCAATAGAAGTTGAACCGTCTGCATAATACCAGCCACCAGTTGTTGACCAGTTGGTTGAAAGAACATTGGCTGCACCTAAAGACGGAGTAGTCCCACCCTGCCATGTAGAAGTAGTAACTGTATGAGGGTTAATGCGCATCTGTACTGGATTGGGGATTGTCAATCTATACTGTGTTCCTGCGTACTGAAATGATAGATAAGAAATACCAGCAGAGGAACTGTGTTTCCAGTAATACCTTTGGCATAATGCTAGTTCTACACCGATAGGGCGTTGCTCAAACGGGGTTGAAGAATAATTCTGTTCCAACTGCACACCCGTAACATCAAAATAATCATTAGCACCAGCAGTACCAACGGGAGTGTAAAAAAATACGGGTTGCACTTGATTCACCCCCGAAGGAACAAATACAGAATATGTAAAACGCTGGAAAGATGTAGTAAGCGTTGCTGTTGTATCCAACGGTATAGCCTGACCAGTAAGGGTTGCGGCAAGATAGTTGCCATCCGTTCCAGTCCCCGTGACAAGACGAACATTCAAAGCAGAACTTGCAGCAGAAAAGTTTGCTCCAGCCCTAGCATAAAAAGAAAAAGAAACTTGTTTATTTGCTAAAGGAATCGAAGTTACCGTTTCAACAGGTTGGCTCAAATAAAGTGCCGAAGTGTTTGTATTGGATGCCGTACGTTGAAGTCTCAAACAATATTGAAAACCATCAAGGCTTGCTGTTTGACGGGATGCAGAAAAGTTGGCAGTTCCCCCTGGCGTGACACACCACCTATCGGCTGTATAAGGTGAACCAGTAGTTACCGTGATTGAAGTACCACGTTGCCAAACCCTAAAATCACCGTTAATTAGAACGTTACGAAACCCCAAGCCAGCAGGCAACAACGCCGACGAACCGAGAGCAAAATCCAAACCCATAACTAGTTAGTCTTTTCCCAACCGACAACAGTAACCGTCACCTTAGAAGCCGTATCAGACAAACCCTGCAACGTCTCACCAGTCAACAACACCAAAGCCGTATCCCAAACCATCACATCATTCGCACCAATCGGCAACGAAGACATCAAACGATTCGCAGCAGTAGCCGCAGAACCAATAGCCAACGTCACAGTACGGTCAACCGTATCCGTGTTACAAATAACAATCTGCTTAATAACCTCAGTGACACCCGAAGCTGCAGTACAAATAGTTGTAGTCGAAGTACCCAACTGTGTTGGACCACCCAACCTAGATTCAACTCTGTCACCCGATGCCATACTACGCTCCTATATCCATAAGTATTAGTGCTGCGTTCCTAGTGTCAGTCATAACATCCGAACTAACAGTTGCGTTAATCCAAGAACTACCATTCCATTGTAACACTTGACCATCGGTTGGAGATGTTAAAACAACATCGTGCATCCACTCAAGGTGGTTGTTGCCTGGAATAATTCTTATTGCAATTTGACCAGTGGAAGCATGACGAACGGTAATGAATGCAACAGCAAGGTCATGTTGTGGTCTTACATTTGTGAGTTTTCCATCAACGGTTGGGTGGGCAAAAAGGATGTCACCAGCAGCCCAAGTCTCGTCACCAACCGCAAGTGCACTGGCGGTGCTTCCTCTTGTGTCAAGACCAGTTAGGGTTCCAAAACTCATCACCTCGCCATTAACGCCGCTAGATATATTGCTTGTAGCAATACCCATTGCACGAAGTTCTGAGTTTTCTGTTCCTGTTACCTCAAATGGTGCAACATCTATTCTTCCGCTAGGTTCTGCGCCAACAGCACCAACTAAGGTTCCCTTGAGTATGGTTGAGCCAGTATTATTCCTGACAATGTATACATTTGGGATGTTGCTGTTTACCCAGTTGGTTCCGTCATACATCAAACCTTGGAACTGAAGTGGAGAAGTAACAACAACATCTGTTAGTTCGTCTAGTGGACCAGCAGGACCTGTTGCACCCGTTGGCCCAGTTGGTCCTGTTGCTCCCGTTAAGCCCGTAGCACCTGTTGCACCCGTAACGCCCGTCGGTCCTGTAGCGCCAACGCCAGTTGGTCCCGTTGGACCAGTAACGCCAGTTGCTCCCGTCGGCCCTTGGACGCCTCCAACTCCAACATTGAGCGCCCACTTACCGTCTGTAAATGTCCAAGTCTTGCCTGATACGGTGAAATTGTCGCCTGGCGCTGGTGAGTTTGGAAAGTCAATAGCCATGATTTACTATTTTACACCATGGGGCACCACCTATGGTGGGAGATGCGGGAAAGGTTAGAGACATAAATTAGGCGGGAAGAGCTAGTTCCACCCGTTCCTTTTCATCCATTCGCTCAATGTGTTTGTTATTTCCGTCTCGGGCTCCGACTTATCTCTATCTACGTCTAAGTGGTCGTTGTCGGACGCCCTGATGACCCGCGATGCCATGCTGTTTTCGCTAATTTTAGCAAAATTTGCCATAATTTCCCATTTTCTGTTGCTGATACATTCTATACCATTTTGCTTTTTTATCATTTATACTTATTCGAAAATCCACACCCACATTCGATGGCTGCTGCGGTCACAGAGGGTCTGAGTGGCAAATCGTAACAATCCTTGAATTAGTGCTGCCGCGATATGTTTGGCCGCGACCGGCTAGCCCCCTTGACTTTGGGTATTAGTGTCGCCAGCACCGTCTGGTCTTTCTTCTAACGTGCTACGGCTTGAACTGTCGTCAGAACCACCAGAAATGCTTGAGTATTGAAAGGGATGCCAGAACAACCCATAGGACATTAAAAAGAATGATTGTTGGCATGGTCTTGATTAGAGAAATTTCAGTCTTCTTGTGACTATTGGCGTCGTAGCAATGGTGCTGAATATAGCCATAAACAGAAGCGCAGTAAACATTTGTGCGCTGATAATACCTTTGTCAAGCATTACTGTGCAAAATATAATTTCAATAAGCGCTTTGGTTTGAAGAAGCCATCCAATTGTCGTGGCATCTTTTCTGTTCCAACCATTGATTATTGCCGAGAGTCTAATGCCAAGCATTTTTCCAAAAGCCTGAACAACAAATAAAACAATCGCAAGACCAATAACTATAGGATTTTTTAACTCCCAAGCCGTGCGCAATCCTGTGCTCAAAAAGAAAATCGGCATCATCAGCAAAAGAACATATTTTCTAAATTGGGTAACCACTTCTTCGCCTATCCATTCTTCATTAATGACAAGACCAGCAAGAAAGCCTCCAACTATATAGTGAAGCCCAGACCAGTCGGCCGCAAGAGAGCACACCGCAATCCATATAAGAAAAAACGGAAGCCTGTCTTCTTGTTTCATTAAATTAGAAAACTTTCGTATTGCGAGAGAAACAATAAAATAAAAACAAAGAAATATTGCCTGCTTTAAAACCTTTTCCCATTCAAGTAGGATTATTGCAAAAACAGTCCATATGGCAACATCGTCAAAACTTGCGTAACGCAAGCACCTGATTCCAATATCTTTTTTTAGAATGTCCATTTTTTCAAGAAGGATTATCAAAATAGGTAATGCCGTTATTGAAAGAGACATTCCTACAGATAGTGAAAACTGCCACCTTTGACCGCCTACGCCCATCCATCTGTTGCTGGAACTGAGCAGATATGCAAGCGGCAAAGAAACAACAAGAGGAGTCATTAGGGCAAATGCTGATGTTGTTATTGTTTCCTTCCAGTCTTCTTTTGCGGCCTTTAAGTTAACCTCTACGCCAGCAGTTGCGACAAACATAACAACAGCCCAAGTAGCAACGCCTGTCATGAACTTTGTTGTGTCAGTAGTAAAGATGGCTGAATACTGATTTGGGAAAAAATAACCAAATATTCCAGGACCAAAAACAACCCCACAGACAATCTGTACGACAACTAGCGGCGCATATCTGTCTGTTTTGCATATCTTCCATAAAAGGTAGGGGATTGTAAATATCCCAAAGATAATCAGTAGGTAGGTTTCTGTTGGTGTTTTCATGTTCTTTTTCTTAAAATAGTGTATCTTAACCAAGAATAAGGACAGGAAAGATGATAACAATCTTGGTAGAAAATCCCCAAGCCTCTACGGTATTAACTTTTGTCCAATATTTCTTGGACGACATAGTTTTAACGGCTAAAACGACTTTATTAAGAAACATAGTTTCTACTTACAGTGGACGCATGGCAGCGGTAAGTTTTTCCTCAAAAGTCAAAGTTGGGTACTTTTCGACCATATCAACAATCCACTGCTTGAAATCCTGTGACATAGCAGGGTGTGCTGGAATTGACTTGTAGTTTTCCTGCCCTTTTAGAAACATTGCTAAGTGCATGTCTGGCATAGCATCAATCTCGTCCAAGATGGCTTGGGGAATTTCAAGCATGTCAATAGCCATCTTTGAATAAATTGCAACCGGGTGGTCGCTACTGAACGGCTCTTCAACCATAAAAGACCATTCGCGCATATTCTTGAACAGTTGATAGATGGAGCGTCCAAACCACATAACGCTAGGAGTTGGGTTTGTCTGCAAGTCGCCAGGACCTGAATCACCGTCATAGGTTTCCTGTTTGAATTGGGCATAATCAATAAAAAAATGAGGTACTACAGAAATTGCATGCCACCAATGTGACAATGCTTTCACTTTTACCTCAAATTCATCAAAACCCGATTTGTGTGCTGTATCCCAAGTTTGGTTTTCGTAAGGTGTTCCAAGAACAGGACTAAGGCTCCCATATGCAAGGTTTTCACAGCGCCCCCCTCGAGGGGCGTTGCGCCCTTCTTCAATAAATGCGCATTTTGAGAGCATGAACACCCCCCGTTCTAATGGACCTGCTTCTAGCAGTAATCTGTCTAAATCCAATGTCATTGAATCTCCCTTAATTGTTTTTCTACTACTTGTAGTTTATGGCAGTGTACATTAAAGTTGTTTTGAAAAATCATATTTGGTTCGTCCCACGCAAATACATCTACATCAAGTGTGTCTGGGTCTCGCCCCATCTCTATACACATTCTGAAAAGTTCATTCAAGATAGATTGGCGAATTGCTTCTAATTCACTTTTTTTTGTCACGAGACCACCATCTATTCTTGCTTTTTTCTTTCAGACGATTATCTACTCGTATTCTTTCTCGCCTATACGGGGCGCCCGTTTCCTTAGGGGAAATAAAACCAGTTCCAAAACCGGTGTTTGCGTAATATTTGAACTCCGACTCATCATTGAATAAAACTTTTGTAAAGTCTGAATCTCTCTTGAACGGAATAAGTTGTGCAATCGGGGTATTGTACTTCAGCGTAAACGGCCTATCCCCCGTCAAGTTCAAAACAACATTTATTGCGTGGTAAAAGTCTGTGTGGACAATTGCTGGTACCACAGTGTAGTCTTCGCTAGGTTCCCAGTAGCAAGGAATTATCAGCGTCGACCATCCGGGAGCAGTCTCCATTCTCCATGGATTTACCAACTTTGGATATTGCCCTGTCTCAATCTTTCGCACACTCGTCATGGGGCACTCACCAGTGGATTGGTAATTAAATCCTGATGCCTGCCCAATTGGCGTAGGCTGTCCACCTGTTATTGCTGGAGGATGAAAGTCATCTGCACCAGTTTCCCATGCGCCGTTACCGTCTGGGCGAAAACGATAGTTGGTCCACATTGGAAGAGTAACGCCAGCCGTAAGAAGGTCAATGGTGCCAACGCATTTCCGTAAGGCTGCTCCCTCTTTGCTAACACGCTTAAACCAGTTTGGTAAATTTGCTGTGCTATTTGCAAAAGGAGCAGACTCCATCAACCTATTATCTGTTGGGGTAAAACGTATCTCTCCTGGTTTGACTTTGTGTTTCTTGCTCATTTTAGTCCCACTCCTCATCTATCAGTTTGATTTCCTGCAATGCTTGAGCATGGTCAACTAATACATGGTCGTGTCTATCGTGCTTGTAATCGCCTAATTGTTTGTCTATAGGTCCACGCAAGTTGAGCGACTCGATTGCTCTTGTGCATGCATCTATGCTAATAATTCCCTGCCCTTGCCCAACATGTATCAAGTGAGGAGCACTAAACATTTCTCCGTGATTAGCGGTAAAATCATATCTACTAGGTGGACGTTCAGACCATAACTCAATTATTTCTTGCAATTCTGAGTTGACTGGCATGTGAAACATTTCCTGCCAAAACTTTGAATCTTGCCTATCGCTGTAGTAGTGCATTCGTATCATTGTCAAGATATTACGCATCATCTCATGCGAACTCTTATTGTAGTGTTTTTGAGAAGCGGTGTGCGATGGAAGATACGACGCAAGATACGGAATAGCATTTCGCACCTGTTGAATTGTAGAACCAATGCTGGTTGCTTCTAATGGTTCTACAAACGAAGAAGCCAAACCCACAGCAATGCAATTCTTTTGCCAAGGCTCTTTAAGATGCCCAGCGTCAAACTTGATTACTCTTGGGTCATCAGGAAGTTTGTACCCTGACATTTGTTCTGCTTCCCGAACAGCCTCTTCTACCGAGATAAAGGCATCACAAAAAACATAGCCGTTACCTCTTCGTTCCTGTGTCGGTATTTCCCACATCCACCCAGAAGATGCTGCACGAGCACGGGTGTACGGACGAATTTGTCCATTGGGGTCGCTCTCTGTTGGGAAAGGTATGGCTGAGTTGCAAAGCAAAAACTCACTAAAGGAATTCCACTCTACATTGCCGATTTCATTAATTAAAACTTTATTAAAACCAGAGGCATCAAACCAAAAATCAGCTTCAATTATGTCGCCTTGTTGGGTGCGCACCGAACTGATGAGCCCGTCTTCGTCTTTTGTGACAGATTCAAATTCTCCATCGACAAACTTGATGCTTCTTTTAAAAGCCAATTTCGTAAAGTACTCATTAAGCTTAATTGTGTCAAAATGAAACTGATTAGTGTTTTTGTGTAGGTTTTCTTTTCTGATTTTATTTCGCACCATGCCGACAGTTGATGTTTGGCTTGTCAACATTTTCCCAGACTCAATAATTCCCATATATCCCGCAAAAAGGCCGTGACAAAAAATGTCATCCACATGACCCACGCTATGAAAGTAGTCCTTTGTATGTGTTGTCCAATTTTCGTAACGAATTCCGTATTTGTGGGTAGCCAATGTCTCTATCAACATTTCCTCAAGGGGGATGTCGACTAACTCCATGAGCTGTTTCCAGTGCTCTGTAGAGCCTTCACCTACCCCAATAATGCCAATCTTGGAAGATGACAATACTGTTATTCTACAAGCAGGAAAGGCCCTACGTAAAATGAGTGCAGTTATTAATCCAGCAGTACCAGAACCTACTACTCCAAAGTTTTGTATACGGTTTCTCATTGGGCTCCCATTATTGATACCAAGTAACAAGTGAGTACTTTACACCCTTGGTTACAGGGTGTGCAATATGTAGATATGGGAAGTTTGATGGGAACATCAGAACCCTTCCGCATACTGCTTCGACAGTAACATCAAAATGCGGAAACTCCAATTGACCACCCTCTTCTGGCGTGGCTAAAAATGACACCATACTATAAACCCTACGGTTGTCTGGGCCGTGGTCATAGTGTGGTTTGTATTCAGATTGTTCTAAATACTTTAAAAGAGAGTACGCTTCATGCATGGCGCTTGAAAGTAAAAATTCATACCTGTAGTCTTCCGAGACTTCTTCAATAGGCCCACGAATTTTTTCTGTAAAAAACTGCGACAATTCAGTTTCTGGGTATGGCTTCATTAGCGGGATGAGAGTGCAATTTAAAGAAGTTCTATGCGATGTTGATTTTCCAGCCCCCACGGTAGAGCCGTCCCATGATAATTCTGACCAGTCGGAGTCTGTTTCTTTTTCTAGTTTTTGCAAAAACTTGCTTGCGTTATTTTCGGTAAAAACATCTTCGTAAAGCGATATGCATGTCCCCAGTTTCGTGTGTTTCATATTACGGTAAACTCTCCCTCGTAGTAGGCATCGTTGTTGTCGGCAGCAATGCGAAACCGATGCAATCCTAGCGTGAGGTGTCGTGAACGAAACATAAGCAGATTTTTTGTTCTTACCGTTGGTTTTATAATTTGGGTAAAAAAGTTTAAGTCCATTACTTCCATATGAGTATCCTTTGGAAAGTCTACAAATTCATTTGTAATGTCCACTTTGTGTATGAAGCCTGCTCTTACCTCATCCATACAGTCGGCAATGTCGTTTTCCGGAAATGACATAATACAGATTTTATCAATACCCTTTTCCATGCGAATTGCCAGTTGAGACTTTCTTGACAATTCCGTTGCCTCATCTGGTACATCCCTCATACTAAGTGGGACGCAAACAAACCGTTTCATTCAATCTCGGCTACTTTTCTGTTAATCAATTCCACGCTTTTCAAGAGAGTTTCTAGTCTCTGTTGCTCGCCTATGAGAATTTCAGCCATAGTATAGTTTTCTGGGTCAAAAGTATCTGGGTCAATACCTGAACGAAGAAGCAAATGGTAAATCTCTGATTTAACATTTGCTAAACTGCTTTGCAGTATATAGTTTTTTTGTTGTGCACTTATACCGTAGTCCATGTTTGTCTCCTCTATGAGTTGATGAGTAAGTATGCCGAGCCAGTGGTAGCACCTACAGTACCATATGACCCTGCTGTTGTATCGTATACAATTGTATTAGCAACGGCATCTGATACAACCAATATCGCACCACCGCCTCCGCCTCCACCGTTTGCTCCAGTTGCTCCTGTTGCCCCAGTTGCTCCTGTTGCTCCAGTTGCTCCAGTTCCACCAGTTCTTGCTGGTGCTCCTGCGCCTGTGTTTACACCGTCGTTTACTCCGCCAGCACCGCCTAGATAGTGTGCAGAAGCATCTGGGTTAGCGCTACTCGTAGTGTGGTGATGGTAATCAGCCTGGGAAGTAGGCAAAGTAGGTGCATGCGTGTGTGTATGCCCTGGATGTCCGAAATGAAAATGGGTATGCCCATCGTGACCACCGAAAGAGCCGTGATAATACAGGTTGTGGTGGTGTCCATTGCCTGATGGTTCAGCATGACTGTGGTGACCGTTTGGTTTTTTATGGTCGTGTAGCGGATAATGCTGCCAGGACCCATACGCATGGATATAGTGCGGGAACCACGCATGCCAGTAATGCCCATCCCAGTGATGTACGCCACCATGTGGACCATCATTGTGTGGATGATGGAAGTGTCCCCCGTGATGCCAGTGAGAATCTTCAACCTCACCAGAGCCTATAAATTTACCAAAATTTTGATGCCTATGCGGTTTTACTGCATGACCATGTCGGTCAGAGTGTCTTGTCGTATGGTTATGGTGATTATGTGTTCTAGGGGCGTGGCTTACATGTGGGGCAACATGGTGGTGGTCTGTGCGAGTAGGTGCAGCCGCTCCGTTTGCACCGTTTGCTCCTTTGGGTACGTGTGTTCCAACAGAACCAGAGCTTCCAGCAGAACCAGAACTTCCAGGACTTCCAGCAGAACCAGAATCACCGTGACTACCAATAGAGATTATCTTTCCCGCTCCCAAGATTGTCTTGGCAACCACAAGAACTACTCCTCCACCATTTCCTCCTGAACCTCCCGCCCCACCAGCACCTCCAGCACCGCCTGCCCCTCCAGTACCTCCTGCTCCGCCTGGGGCGGTAGGGTTTGCTGAACCATCTGCTCCAGGATTGCCTTTTCCTCCAGGTGCATTGACCGTACTTGCGCTAGGTCCGTACCCTCCATTAGAGCCAACAGCGCCCGCCTTGCCAGGCCATGATGCTGGGGTTGTACTCGGTGTTCCCGTATCACCAGTAGCACCAGAAGCACCAGAGGCACCTGTTGCGCCCGTAGCACCAGCGTTTCCTTTTGAGCCACCACCCACGGGAACGATTGTCCCAGTGGTGTCGACCATGATTCCCGAAAGCATCATATTTATGTTTTTGTACAAATACGAAGGCAGTTGTGGAATAGTGGGAGCCGATGCTCCTCCACCTTGACCACCTGCTCTGTATGTTATTACACCCTGCGAATGACCCTTAACTGTTCCGTCTGTAACAACAGTGGCTGAAGGACTGACAGTTTCACCAGAAACGGAACCTATCCCCATGTGTCCATCCAGCATCAACGTGTTTCTGACGAACACCCTAAATCCGTTTGTTAGCAATACCCCTGATGAGGTAATTGTTAGCGAATTATAAAACATGTCTGAAGTCAAGGTAACGACCGAGGAAACCGTGACATCACCATCAATTCCCAAACCATATACGGAATCGTTTGCTGCTCTTGCAACACTTTTTTCTATTCGTAAGATTGGCATATCACACCTGCGACATGTAGTGGACGGTGCCTGCGTTTTGCCCAGTCACATCAGTAGTAATTCCAGCGGCCAATGCTTCGGCAGAAGATACAATAAGAATCACGCCACCTCCAGCAGGAGCAGTTCCTGGAGCTTTGATATAAGCAGTACCTGTTGCTGGCCCAGAAATGTAACGAGCAGCAATGATGATTATTCCTCCACCTGCTTGACCTAGCGCACCTGCTCCTCCACGAAGAAATTCTGGTCCACCTGCAGCAGTTATTGAATAACCAGTTACTGCTTGACTAGGAACTTTAAAATAGTTAGCACCGCCAAGTGCAGCAGTCGGGAGTGTTGATAGGTAGCCAGTTGCCGCACCACCCAAAGAATGAGAAACTGCTTCCAGTATTCCTCCACCTTGCTTAATTGAGCCGGCAGTAGAAAATCCAGTCGTGTAGCCAATTATGGAGTTGGCTCCCATGAACTTCAATGTGCCTTTAACGAATATTCGATACCCGTTAGGCGCAAGACGAACGCTCGCATTAATCGTCAAATCATTTAAATACAAATCCCGTGTCATGGAATAAACACTTGAAGAAGGAGCCATGCTTAGAACTGTTGTGGTTCCGTCTAGTACAGCATCACCATCAGCACCAGTTCCGTAAACAGAATCAACGGCTTCGTTGTAATAGGAGTTCCATACCACTCCATCCCATTGCCAACTCTTAGAGCCAACAGTGTAAATCTGGTTTACATACGGAGAAGCAGGAAAAGTAATTGCCGCCATTACTCAGATGCCCATTCTTCTGCGGTATTGCCTTCAGCAACCCACGCAAGATATTGTTGATAGTCGGTGTTGGCAAGGTCAAGTGGAATCCAGCGCACTGCATCATCTGTCGTTTGAACAATCACTTGTTCGGGACCATCCACAAAAATAGAATATGTCATAATTCACTCGTCGCTTCCCAATGACCAAGCGTTTGACCACCCTGCCACGCATAACCACCATCAGATTGATTTACCGTAAAAGCCTTAGTAGTCGTATTGATAACACTTGCCGCACCTGCATAACCTGGTGCTGCTTGTGGACTAGAGATAACAGCCCACGCACCAACACCACCTGCCTGTGTCCATAATGACACCGTAGGATTTGCTCGTTTAAGCGTTTGAAAACGAACGGTAATGAAATGTTGTCCGCTTGCATTACCAAAACTACTTTGATAATGAACACCAGTTGCCGTATTTGTTGCAGTTGCCACACCATCAGCATACGATTTTTCGTAATACCGTTGACACAACGCTAGTTCTACACCAATAGGTCGTTGCTCAAACGGGGTTGCTTGAGTGCCTTCCTCCAACTGAATACCAGTAATACTCCAAGAGTTGCTTTCAGCAGAAGCAAGATTGGTTTGACCGACATAGCGGTTGGCGTTGGTTGTAGAAGCCCATGCAGTATTCAGAGTTCCGCTTGTATAGGTGCTTCCCGCACCCAAAACAAAGTTTAATCGCAAAGATTCATCATTGTCTTTATTAAATACACCTGTTGTGTCGGCAGGAAAAATTATGATTTTCTTTTCCCAAGTTGAAGAAGCATTGATTGTGTATGAAGCAGAGACTTGGCGAGTATTGTCGGTATCTATAAGTTCTGCAATATAGGTTCCCGTCAAGTTTGATTTCACCCAAAATGAAAGCGCAAAAGGTTTGGCAGATGCCGTACCTTTAGCAAACCGCTGGACATCTTGACCTTCAAATCTCTGTTGAAGAAATACATAATCACCACTAGAAGGTGAAGCATCAGCAGTTGTGCATTGAAGCGTTAAATTTTTATAAAAACCTGAGCCTGCTGGTACATTAGATTCAACGCTTTGAGTCCATTGACCCATTGTATTTGGAATAAATGACATCCTGTCAGCCGTGTAATAACCACTTGTGGTAATGCTTGCTGTTGATGTTCCTCGTTGTGCCACCTTCATATCGCCATTGATAACCACATTACGGAAACCAGAACCTGGATATGTTGGACCCCAGTTAGTACCGTCATACTGATAACCAATCTTTGTATCTGTTTCATAAATTGTTTGACCAGTCCACGGAGAAGATGGGCGAGTAGAAGAGGTTGCTTGGTACGGCGACATTGTTCCACCACCTAGTTCAACCCATGCTGAGTTGTAATAGATGTAAGAAGCACCAGTAGTTGAATTAAACCAAAGGTCTCCAGCAGATGGAGACACTGGGGCGGTTGCAGAACTTGTTAGTGGTGCACCTGCGCCTGTTGGTCCTGTCGCTCCAGTTATGCCCGTGGGACCAGTTGCGCCAGTAACACCAGTTGCTCCCGTTGCTCCCGTTATGCCCGTGGGACCAGTGTCGCCAGTAACACCAGTTGGTCCTGTCGCTCCAGTTATGCCCGTGGGACCAGTGTCGCCAGTCGCGCCAGTTGCGCCAGTAACACCAGTAGGTCCTGTTGGTCCTGTTACTCCGTCAACACCAATAGTTCCGTTAGTACCCGATGGTCCGGTTGCACCTGTTGCGCCAGTTAGACCCGTAGCACCTGTTGCACCAACCCCTGTTGCACCTGTTGCACCCGTAGGACCGACAGGTCCTGTCGCACCCGTAGGACCGCTTGGTCCAAGTGGTTGTGTGCCAACTTCAACCCATTGGGAGTCATAGTAAATAAAAGTCTTACCCGTGTCAGACTCAAACCAAATCTGACCGGCGACAGGAGCGCTCGGAGCTGTGTCAGAAATTGTTGCTCCACCTGCGGCAGTGGCGTTTACCCAGACAGTGCCGTTCCATTGCAGAACCTGATTGGTGGCAACGCTGGTTATTGTTACGTCTGTAAGGTCATCAAGAGTAGCAACGCTTGATGAGGCAACGGGTGTTACTGGAAGAAACTTGGTTCCATTAAACGTAAGTACTTGGTTGTTTGTCGCGCTAGTTGTGTCTACTTCTATCCCGTCAATGAAGAGAGTAGGCACTTTGAAGGTGTCGTCTGTTTTGAGGACGTTTGCTGCGTCACGGTATAGGTTTACATCTCCACCCTGAGTTCCGTCGCCCCAAACAAGGCGACCGCCACCTTGAATTTGAAGTCTTGCAAAAGTTTCTTGGTCTACAAAAATTGTCAATCCATCGGAGCCAGCAGAGGACAACTGCTTGATAGCGATTGGGGTTATAAATTTTTGAGCCATGACCTCAGTCGTTTCTCTTGTTAGTGCCCCTCAGGGCGTTTTATTAAGCTTTTTTGCCGAAGGCAGTGTCTTTTGGATTCATATAGCGAAGGATGACAGGAAGTGCTGCTGCCCAGAGAGCATTAGCAGCTAATTTAACATCGCTCGTTGCTGCGTATGTTGCTACTGCTGCACCAAGTACGCTTCTTGCGTATGATGCCGCGATTGCTTTTTGTTCTGCTGTAATTTTCATGTTTAACTGTCCTTGATTTTTTAGCCGATAACCACAACTATATATGCATTTAAAGTAGGAGCTGTCGCAAACGTAACTGTTACTGTGTTTGCGTCAGTACGAACTGTATCCGCAATGACTGTGTCGTAGCTTGCCGCGTCATACACTTGAATTGTCACGTCGCGCGTATTGAATGCGTGGACAACAGCGATAGAAGTGGCAGTGCCGTCGCCAACTGTTTTTGTGACTTTACGAGCAAGAGCGGGAGTGCTGACTCCGGCGCCCTGTGAGCCACCGGCCGCGAGGTTTGTTCTTGCGTTTGCCTCCGTTGAGGCGCCAGTGCCACCGTCAGCAACGGCGATATCGGAACCATTCCATGTTCCTGTTGCAATCGTTCCAAGCGTAGTAATGCTGTCATCGCCAGAGTATGTTCCACCTGCGACTGCTGCAAGCGTGGAATTGTACGCTTGAACATCAGTTCCAATAACTAATCCGAGCGTTGTTCGTGACGCAGAGGCATCAACATCATCAATAATTGCGCGGCCGTGCGTTGTGATGTCTGTTAAAGCGGCGCTTCCAGATCCGGTGAAGTACGGGAGTTTATTGGCAGCAGAAGTGAGGCCAGCAATCGCGGCAAGTTCTGCATCATACGCCTGGACGTCAGAACCGATTGCAAGACCAAGGTTTGTGCGAGCGTCGCCTGCGGTTGACGCCCCAGTACCGCCATCTGCAATCGCAATATCCGTGCCATTCCAAACACCCGAGGTAATTGTTCCAAGTGTCGTAATCGAAGATTGACCGACGTAAGTTGATGCAATGTCAATACTGTCAGCGTTAGCAGTAATACGGGCAGAAGTGCCGACGACATTGATTGTGTTACCAGTTTTAGTAAGACCATCGCCTGCTGTAACTTGACCAGCACCAGAGAATTGAGCAAAAGCAAGTGCTGTAGTTCCAAGGGTAATCGTATCGTTTGTTGTTAAAACCCAACCAGAGTCGGCGTTTACTGTACCTTCAGAGACGAAGGTGAACATTCCTGCCGTTACTTCGGCCGATGTGTCTGCGTCTGTTGCACGAACTGCGGCACCAGAAGCCTGAACAACGTAGATGCCATTTTCCGAACCTGTTGATTGGTCTTTAACAAGAACTCTGTCACCTGTGGCGAGTGTCACGCCGTCGACTGTGTCTTCGTTTTCTAAGCCAGAGGCAAGAAGAACGGCGGCAGTTGTGGCAACCCTCACTGACGCTTTGACATCAAGACCAGAACGGGCTGCGTCTACATAACCTTTTGTCGCCGCATGGGCGTCGGCGCTTGGTGTGGCAACAGAGATATTCCCACTCGCATCGCGCTTTACGAGCTTGCTTGCCGTGGCGCTAGACGTTGCGTCAGTAAGGTCGTTCCAGAAGGCGGCAGTAAGGAGACCAGCACTGTCTGCGTCAGCAACATTGAGCGTGACAGTGGTCGTTCCGTTTGCTTCAGAAAGCGTAATGGCATCAGTATTTGCTCCACCAGTTGCGATGCTATGCACAGTCTTTCTCCACGCGGAGTTGGCGTAGAGCATAAGAGTAAACGTGGTGGAGTTAAAATACATCCGTCCTTCGAAGTTTCCCGTAGATGGGTTAGTTGCAAGTACTTCGAACTTGGAGTTAATCAGCTGATTCTGATTAAGGTCAATATTTGTAAGAAATTTCTGTGCCATGGGGAGCAGCTCCTTATTGTCTATTCAAGCTACGTAAGGTACGCGTACCCTGAAAATGGTGTAGTAAACAAAACTGTCACTACTGTATTGCTATCGTATCTTACTTCTCCAACCACGACAGTTCCAGCCGAGTCTACTACTGCCACAGAGGGCTTGCCACCTAGCCCGTGTGTAATTGTCCATGTAGCCGTTGCCGCACCTTGCGTATGAACGTGTCTAGTAGTGAAGTTGGCTGAGAAAAACGGAGTACCAGACCATTCGCCTGCTGCCTTTGGTCCGTAAAAGTCGCCAGTATCCGTGTCAATGAATACGTCTCCGTCATAGCCAATAGTGTAAATCGGCAGGCCCTGTCCAGCAACAATGCTCGCGCCTCTTGGCCCTATTGGCCCTTGCGGCGCGCTTGCCACAGAAGCGCCTGTAACTTCTGTGTTTATTGACGAGTTTACTTGTTCTGCAAGATCAATGCTAGTGCCGTCGCCGTACGGGATATACACCGCAAACTCATAAGGTTTTGCGCCATAGAGCTTTACTTTTACATTGTATAGCCACTGATTTGGGTACAAAAGAGGATTATCAGTTACTGGAAGAGATATTGAAAAAGACCCGCTTGTGTTCAGCGTCGCGGTCAACGCCGATTCAACAACTACAGCGTCGTCTTGGTCCAGTACTCGTGATGATGGCGTAAAAGTGACACGTCCCTTTGCTGGACTTCCAGAAGCAGTGAAGTATGTCCCAGTAACGGTGCGCACGGTAATGCTGTTAGGCCAAGGCATGTATGCGCTCCATTCGTCTGCTAGAACGCGATCTTATCAAACTATTCTGTACTTAATGCTTTTGATGTGTCTTGTACGACAAAGCCTATAGGATTTTTTTCTGACACTTTTCTTGTGTCTTTTTCTTCGTTTTCTTCTAGACTTGGCTCGGCTTCATACCCTAAAGCAGCATGAGCCGCAGCGCTAGTCCAATGCTCAAGTGAGTCAACCAGCGTAGTTGCTCTAATTAGATCTACGCAGGACAGCATTGCTGCTACTTCTGATGCGGGCACTGGCGTGTCTAAGCCAAGTACACCAGACCACATAAGGCCAATTCGTGAAAGATCTACGTCATAGTTTTCAGAAAGCTGGTCGGTCAGCACTTCTTCTGCATTTTGAAGAAGAGTATTTTCTTTTTTGAAGAAGCCTCTAGGCTTGAGTATCCCCACCTGGAAATACTATCCTAGTCGAGCCACACCGTGTATTCTGCTGTGACTCTTCCTTTTTCTGGATCAATAAAGTGAAGTCGTTGGGACGGCTTGCCGACTGCGGCAATCACTTCTCGCGCGTACTCATTATGAGATTCTGGAGAACCAGTTACAAACACTCTTCCAGCATTTGCCATCGTGTATGTAGTCGGTGTGTGAAAGTGCCCCATGTACACATCAGTAAACGGCTCAACTACTCCAGTAGCCCATGCATTGGCTTTTCGTAGAATACCAGCCTGAGCTTTGCATTCGTCGCCGTGCACTAAGAGCGCTTTGTAGTTTCCTATCGTGACCATTTGGTACCAATCAGGAGACATCTGCCAAGTGACATTTTTTAGATCTTTTGTTCTGTCCTGAGCTATTCTATAAGATATGGCATCTATATTATCGTTTGCTGGTAGTTCGCCCTTGCGGCCGAGGCGGCCATGGTTTCCGTACTCGCAAACAACGTGCACCTTGTCAAAAAATGCAGCAAAGGTTCTGATAAGAGTTTCTTCAATACGAACAGTCTCAAAAAGTTGTTCAAAGAGATGTGCCTCAACTTCCCAGGCTTGGCCAGGAAAAATAGTGATTCCCTCAACCATGTCTCCGCCGAGCATTACAACACATTCGCGGACAGGGTGGTGCGTTCTTTGGACTGCGGTGAGCTCCATAACCTTAGTGGCCAATTGCTCAATGCGTTGTGAGCACTTTTCAATTCCGTATGTAATGCTTCTTTTTCCATTTTGCCAGTCTGTCGCATGGACTAGTGCCACCTCTGGTTTGGTTTTTCTAGTGTCTTTTTGTCCAGGCTGCGCTGGCACTTTTAGCGATTTACCAGGGCCGCAAGCAATAGCTGATTCACGAGCAGCTTCATACACAGCATCTACAATAATGTCATTTGCTCGCTTAGCCTTGTAATGCGATTGTTGCGACTTTTTTAATGCTGCCCGTAGTTCAGCAATTTCATCTTCTTTTTTAATGTCATCAGATAGGCTACTCATTTGAATTTTATCATCAATTCTCCGCGGCGGTAGCGGCTTATTACGTTGATTGCCAACTTGTGGCCACGCTTAGACATTGCCTTGGAGATACTTGAAGCTGGAATGCTGTGATCGTCTAGCGCCTTCAAAAAATCTTTTTTGTCGTCGTTAGGTAAAGCCGCTAGAATTTCAGCTATTCTAGATCGGTTACCTTGTTTAGATTTTTCAGATTGAATTTCTTCAAATAGTGACCCCATGCTTTTGCCTCCATGCTAGTGGTTATTCAATACAGTATCAAACTCTGTACTAGAAGATGTATAGTAACATATATTCAGGCGACGGGACTGAACCTATGATAATATGTTGTTCCACGGTAAAACATCTTTCTCTCTCACGACAGGTAATTAAATGACGAATAGTAACAGTATTAAGTTTAGTTGCGACAATTTATTGTTGCAGACACGAGCTATTTAGTGGATGCTTGGAGTTCTGCTAGCGGCCGATTAGGCCCAGCCGCCACTTGGTACGCATCACATGGATGGAAAGTTATGCCGTGCTTTGGCATCGTCAATGGGCGATGTACGTGTGGTGGAACGCACACAGAGCCAAAAGACGTAGGCAAACACCCTAGTATTCCCGAGTGGAATTCGCAAGCAACAAGCGATGTTGCTGTTGCTAATAATTGGTGGCCAGAAGGAAGCGAAACAAACGTTGCAGTTTTTTGTCGTCCTAGCGGATTTTTTGTAATTGATATTGACCCACGCTCTGGTGGTCCCGATTCATTTGAAAAGTTTGAGCAACTTGTTGAGGGCGCATTGCCGCCTACTGTTGAGGCAATCACTGGTGAGTACTCAATGGGTGGAAAAGTGCAGCGCGGCCGCCACTTATTTTATAAGTGCAGCGAGTCAGAGCAACTGGTTGGGAACTTAAAAAAATCAGGGCTTGGCGGAGTTGACATTAAGCACAATGGATATGTGCTAATTACGCCGTCACGCCATTTTTCTGGAGTATGCTACGAATGGGTGACTGGCAAAGCTCCCTGGGAAATTGAGATGGCCACAGCGCCAGAAGAACTATTGCAAGCATTGCGAAAGAAAGGTTCTCGCTCTGCCAGTGGTACCGCGTTAGGTCAAGGCGATTGGGGTTTTCTTGAGTCAATGGATTGGGGTGGCGAGCGCGTAGATGTTGATCGTCTTCTCGCAGAGGGAATTGACGAAGGTTCACGAGCCGTTGACATTTATTCAATGGCTTGCGCTTTAGCAAATAAGTTTCCAGTCAACACTGAAGCAGGGAAACTTGCTGTTGAAACAATGATGATTCGTTTTAACGCAGAAAAAGTACGACCACCTCTTGAGCTTGAAGGCCCAGGCGGATTGCTTATGCACGTGCGGCGTGCAATACAATTTGTTATTGACAATCCTAAAACAGAGCGGCTCTGGCCTGGTCTTCAGGATTGGGCTGCGAAGTCTCAAGAAGAAAGCCGTGCAACACTAGCTAAAGCAAAGTCCCACGCTGAAAACTCACATACACCTCAGCAACAAAAAACTGAGTACTATCCTGGCACAATTGGCGGAACTATAAATACGTCAATCATGGGAGGAAGCTCTGTTACGGCCGCTGCCAACCTTACTAATTTAGATATTCCACATGACCCCGATGCTCTTGGCGAAGAAGAAGGCGGTGAGCCAGGTAAGCGAAGTCTAACTGACACTGGCAACGGCAGGCGAATGGTTGACTCTTTTGGAGCAGCAGTGCGATACACGCCGGGCCTTGGCTGGTTTCACTGGGATGGCGGGTACTGGAAACCAGATGTTGAAAGTCTTGAAATGCGCGAGCTTTCTAAAAAGATTGCTCCGATTGTTGCAAGTGAAGTTGTTCATTATCTTGACGATGCGGATAAGCAATCTGAAGTAATCAAGTGGGCTCAGCAAGCAAAATCAAACTCTCGTATCAATGGAGCGATTGAAAGCGCGACATCCGATCCGCGAGTATTGGTTGGCGTTGATCAGTGGGACAGCAATGAAACTTTATTAGGAGTTACTAATGGAGTTATTGACCTGCGCACTGGTGAGTTGCTAAAAGGACGCCCAGACCTATACATCACGCGCAGAGCTCCAGTAGCTTACAACCCTGGAATTCGCAACGTGCGTTGGGAGCAATTTATTGACTTTGCAACTGGTGGAGATAAAGAGTTACAAGAGTGGCTACAAAAAGCTGCTGGGTACTCACTCACTGGATTGCGAACTTACGATGTTATGTTTTTAGTGTATGGGCCATCTGGCTCTGGTAAAAACACAATGGTTGAGGCATTAGTAAAAGCGATGGGTACATCACAATACGCATGGCCTCTTGACTCAAGTGTTCTTGCTCAAGGCGACGGTAACGCTCACGGATCCGACTTGTACCACTGGGCTGAACTCCGTGGTAGACGAATGGTATGGGTTGACGAGCTTCCAGAGTCAGAGCGACTGAAAGAAAACTCTGTAAAGAAACTTACTGGTTCTTCTGAAATTTCTGCGCGCTCTCCTGGTGAAAAACCATTTACATTTCAGTCTCGAGCAAAACTGTGGGTCACAACAAACCACAGGCCTATCATTAGCGATGACGCTATGTGGCGACGTATTCGTCCAGTACCCCTTACGCAGGTTCCAGAAAATCCAGATCCAGATCTTAAGCATTACATATTTGATCCTGAAGGCGCGTTGCCTGCAGTGCTTTCGTGGGCAGTTGAGGGAGCAATTAAGTTACTCGGTTCAAGCGCTAGAGACGCGCTTGGCTGGTGCACAGCTGTAAGCGAAGCTGCTGAGATTTACAGAAAAAACGAAGACAGAATTGGTTTCTTTTTATCAGAAGAAACAAAAGAATCTGAAGGAGCGTCAATTCCAATTAAGTCACTGTACGCTGTGTACCGCGTATGGTCTGAAGAGCGTGGAGAGCGCGCAATGACGCAAATTGCTTTTCAGAGAAAAATGATGGACCGTGGCGTAGACATTATCGGTCACGGGTCACGAGCTGAACTCCACGGCAGATTGCTAATGCCACGAGCAGTGCAAAGCACAGAAGTGGATTGGGGAATTGCCTCACGATTTGCACGAGGATCGTGAGCTCACTAGGGTCTATCAATGAAAGTTAGATGGCACCGCCTAGTGTTTCGCTCTGCTGAGACTGGAAAAAAGATAGCCGTAGTTCGTTTAACTTCTGATGAACTACAACTACTTAAGTCAACTGCGCAGGACGCTCGCATGCCTCTAGATCAATTCATAGCTAGAGCAATTAGAGTTGCCGCAGAAAAATAAAAATAGTGCTGGCAATTACCTATTTTGCACCCAACCTAAGATAAGGTTCTTATTAGAGGTTTAACGTCTAGGGAGAGAGACGTTCAGAGCTGGGTGGGCCGAGGCACGGCAAATGAATCGCCCGCCCAGCTCGACCTTGTTCTTTACGAAGAAGACCCTTTGTCTTTTAGATTGTTTACCAAGCTGTGAACAGTAGATGCGTACCATTTCGCTCCACGAGTTGGCGGAATCTTCTCGTTATTTAGCTTTTCAGCTATTTTGTTGTACGACATTCCTAAGCTTCTGTACTCCGAGATCTGCGATCTAACTTCGGCAGGCACTTTTGTCTTAAGGCCGAGATCAACACCCCAAACCTTTCCTTTTTCTCTACGATCCCTGTGGACGTCTTTTTGGCGTTCTGCTATGATAGCTCGTTCCATTTCCGCAAGCGCCGACATGATCGTTACGACGAATCTTCCTTGGTATGAGGCCGTGTCTAGATTTAAGTCCAGCATCACAATTCGCCAACCGTTCTTATGCGCGCTATCTACGATGGTAAGAAAGTCCTGAGTTGACCTAGCAAGACGGTCAATGCGAGTAACAAAGATAGCGGCCGCTTCACCTTTGTCCAGTCTTTCCAAAGCTGCCTTAAGAATCGGTCTTCCTTTGATTGACTTGCCTGATCTACCTTCTTCACGCAGAAGTTCAAACTCAGTAAAACCTGCGTGTTCCGCTGCGCGCTTTAGGTCTCGTTCCTGTGCGTCAAGAGACATTCCATCATTGACTTGCATCTGCGTAGACACTCGTGCGTACAACAGCGCTAGGTCAGACTTTGGTTTACTTTTCTTAGTTGCCATGTGCTACTCTCTGTTTGAGCGTGCTAAACTTGTTGCTGCTAAAGGGTTTCTCGGCTTACTGTACAAACTTTACCATACAATTTTAATGTTAAGTATGTACAACTTTGGCAGTTCTCTAACCGTTGCTATCATTGGCTTAGATATTTATTTGAGCTTTATTCATTGGAAACAAAGGCTTTCGTTGGTTTTTTGCTGTCGAATGTTCTTTTTATAGAGCTAACTGGTTATAGTTATAGATACCAGCCACCGGAGAAGGCAACCAACCGAGGAGACTGAACAACATGAAAACACTTAGTGGTTTACTATTATCTATATTAGGTACGGTAGGCTTTACTGGAACTGATGTGGCAATGTCACACAATAGTTTCAAGCCGCAGGAGCAACCTAGTATCACTTTGGTGGTACATAATTTGCCTCAGCAATCCGTGACCACCCAAACACAGGCCGACAGGCTCGCAGCACCGGCAGGTTCTCTTGCAGTCGTGCCTGAGCAGTCGGTTTACATGGTCAAGTATAGATTTAACGAAAAGAGCAAAAGAGTTACAATCCTTCAAAAAGCTCTTAAGACCGTTCGTGTCGATGGAGTCTACGGCTCCATAACACGGCGAGAGCACATAGAAGCCCTCCAGGCGGTAGGATTGCCTACGGACATAGTTCCAGCAATTCCAGCGTCGGTAGCTCTAAGTACTGAGCCGCAGTACAACATCTCGAGTAATCCAGAGCAAAGATGCCCAGCATTTGAAGAGGCTATCCGCGCCGCTGGACTTGAACCTGTAGACGTATTTTCGTACATTGCGTACAGAGAGAGCCGCTGCAGAGTTGGCGCAATTAACGCCATTTGGAAAAACGGCAAGATTGTCTGGACGCTAAACAAAGATGGGTCGTATGACTCTGGGCTTTTGCAAATCAACTCTTCTTGGAAGACTGTTGTTGCTAACGTCTGCAAAGCAGAACGTGGCGACTTAAAAGTTCTACTTGTCCTAGATTGCAACCTTAAAGTAGCAAAATACATTATGGACAACTCACAAGGTAAATTAGGCAACTGGCGAGTGTATCGCACCAACTAGGTTGGGAAGCTGCCAAAACCGAATTTTTCCGCTGCAGGTAATGTAGCTAAATACGACAGGGAAAACGTTGTAGCAAACTTGAGTAAGAGTGTTGTTTTGTGTGTGGCGTCGTGCGTAATGTGGGGAGGTATCCCGCCGTCACCTCCGAGCGGCGGGAGTGACCCCCCTAAGGTAGCACTTAGATCTATATAGCCTAGCGCTAAAGCTTTAACCTGCTATCGTCGCTTATTGCTAAATCCTTTCCCTAACTATGCCGGCATCACTACTGCTCGTGCGTCGCTTGAGACTAGACCGTTACTTTTTTGCTTTTCCTGACTCAGTTGCTCGTTCTTTGCGTGTGCTCGCTGGCCTAAAGTTCAAGTCGTGTGTGCGCAATGGATGGCCAAACGGAAGACGATTACGCTTTCTCCCTGCGCGAGTTCCTGGGACTTGCTCGACTTCGCCAGTTACTGGATGCTTTCGCGTTCTATAGCCTGCTCGGCCTGCTAGGCTACTCTTTTTCTTTTTCCCCATAGTTATCCCCGTCTTTTAGCTGTGTCTAGCTTTCCTGTTGCGTGATCATTTATATGCTGATCAAGCTTTTCTTCAGTGCGAATTGCTGTTGCTTCTACACGATCTATTGATATTCCAAGAGACCTGCCAAGGTCAGTTATTCTTGCAACAACATACGCATGGTCTTCTTTGTTCTGTGCCCAGTCGGCTCTTGCTTCTTCGCCGCGCTTCTTGCCAGCCTTATACACGAACTGAAGATACGCGACAGCAACAAGACTGCTTGCTGTGATTATCGCAACGATAATGTTCTGCCAATTTGTCATGTCGGCAGCAGGCGTTATGAGTGTTTCGGCTGCAAACATCAGCTGAACAGCTTAGCCCATACCTTGGGACCAACAATGCTGTCCTGTGGCAGGCCGTTGCTCGTCTTAAACTTCTTAACTGCTGCTGCTGTTTTTGCGCCAAAGTCTCCGTCAACTGGAGTAAGCCCGAGCTTTGTTTGAATAGCTTTGACAGCATTTCCAGTTGAACCAGTCGTAACTGGCGTGCCAGGATACGCTACTGCGCCTGAGCTTTTTGCTGCTGCTGCTGTAGGGGCCGGTGCTGGAGCAGGGGCCGCTGGAGCAGGGGCTGCTGGAGCGTTTGCTCCATTGGCATTCATCCACGCTTTTACGGAAGCTGGAATGTTGTCTCCACATACGTAACGAAGGTGCCATGGCTCTTCAGGAACAACTTCCCAACTAAAACCAAACTCTTTTACGTTTTCAATAAGCCAGTTCAAACGCTTTGGCTCTGAAGCGCTGGCAACATCAACTGCTAAACCGAGATTGTGTTGACTCTTGCCAGGCGTAGCAAGCATCGCCATACCCTTTTTGAGATACCAAGTCTTGCCTTCAAAGGTTTTTGTGCTTTGGCCTGGAATTGCCTCGAGTTGATAACGTGTGAGGAAACCTTGCTTTTGACTATCGTAATCGCGATATGTGTCGCCGCTTGAAGTAGGCTTAAGCTCAACGCCTTCTGCCTTTGCTTTTTCAATCATTGCCATCCACGCGCAGGCTGCAATTGAATGCATCTTTCCGCCACCAGGAACAGCCTTCAAAAGATTGGCAGGCAGTTTGCCTGGCTCAATTCCTTTGAGGTCTTTTGGAAGAACTACTGGAACAATGTAATCCCAACTTACCTTTGACATATTTTCTCCTATTGCTAAGTATTTCTACTTAATGGGCAGCGATTGGACATATCTTATACCGCCTCTATGTTTCTTATTTTAGGCTTTTTGGGAATTGCGACAATTGCATTGATATAATTGGCTTATGCCAGAAGGACACAGTATACGCCATTACGCAACAGTTCATTCCAACGCTTTTGTAGGAACTGAATTAGAGATAACCAGCCCGCAGGGGAGATTTGCTGAAGAAGCGTCTAAACTAAACGGAAGAAAAATGACAAAAACAAGTGCGCATGGAAAGCATCTGTTTTTTCACTTTGACGAGGACATCGTTCATATCCACTTAGGGCTATACGGGTTTTTTACCGGGAGGAAGAGCAGTAGCGCGAAAGAACCTGGTAAAAGCACTAGGATGCGCATTCGTAATGAGATGTTCACGTCCGACCTCACGGGACCGACGCGGTGCGAGCTCATTGATGACGCTGGGCGGCAGAACAAAATCAGCAAGCTTGGTCCAGATCCAATTCATAATGATGCGCAATCCGAGAATGCGTGGGTAAAAATTCATAAAAGCTCCAAACCAATAGGGCAATTGCTTATGGACCAATCTATCATTGCTGGGATAGGCAACGTGTACAGGGCTGAGCTACTGTTTCTTTCTAGCTACTCCCCATACGTCCCGGGCAAAGAAGTGTCTAAGCAAGTCTTTGATGATGTTTGGGGAAATGCTGTGCGGTTACTAATACTTGGTGCCGAAGACGGTAAAATCAGAACGGTGGCAGACGACCACTTAACCGACGCCGAGGTGCGACTTCACGGCCATGCTCACAACAGTTATGTGTACAAACGAGCTGGCAATCCTTGTCGCGTCTGTGGCGAGCTGGTTCGGGCTGCCGACATGGCAGGAAGAACGCTATATTGGTGCCCTACTTGCCAGGCGTAAGTAGTGATGAATAAGAATGCGAGGTTATTGCGTGATTATAGAAACATATAAAGACGTCTCCCTAGAAATTGTCAACGCAATGAAACCACTCGTTGAAAAAACTGACCACTACCACTACGGGCATGCTCGTCGTATGGCAAGAACACTTCAAACAATCCTTGACCAGAACCCTCAGGGTAAATTCTTAGAGGTTGGAACAACAACGCTCATTCCACTGGTTCTTAGCAAACTTGCACCAGATTTAGATTTAACCGTTACTGATTTTAATTTAGATAAACCTAAGCTTGGTGAAGATACTTTTACGCTTCAAGATGAGTCAATCAACCTCAAGGTTGCTCGTGTCAATATTGAAGATGAGCCGCTACCTTTTGAAGACGACTACTTTGACTTTATTCTTCTCTCAGAAGTAATTGAGCATATGGAAGTTGACCCTATGTATATGCTCGCAGAAATGAATAGGGTCCTTAAGACTGGTGGAACTCTTTTAGTTACTACACCCAACTGTGCTAGCACTTGGGCAATACATAAAATACTAAATGGCATTGAGCCGTACTTTTATATGCAGTACCAGCGTGATCGATCGCCCTATAGGCACAACTACGAGTACAGCATTCATTCTCTTACAGCCGTTCTTAAAGCTGCAGGGTTTGATGGCCGTGCATGGACTGAAGATTCATTTGAAGAACCGCAAACTGCTATCGGACCTTGTCTTGAGATGGCAGGATTCATCCTTAAGAATACTGGAGATAATATCTTTGCAGTAACTAAGAAGGTAAGCGGTGTCGTTGATAGATACCCAAAGGTGATTTATGTTAATTGATAACGAGAAAAACGCTCCCTCTATTCACCAACTAGGTGGAGAAATTAAGAATGTTCGTCGCTTAGCTGACCCTAGCATTAAAGAGTGGTCTGCTACTAACTTGTCTATTGGCTACCACGAATCAACTGGATATATTGGAATGCTTCGCTCTGGTAACTATGTCATCACTGCTGCAGGTGCGTATCAAGTTGTTACTGGAGACACTATTCGCAGCAAGATTTACATTTCCGAGCTTGATCCAGAGACCTACAAACTTACTAATTTACGAATGCTTAATGTTGACAACCTTTCAAAAGAAGGACCGCTGCGTAGAGGGTTAGAAGATCCAAAGCTTTTTTGGCGCGACAACGCTTGGCACTTTACTTGCGTGACCTTGGAAAAAGGGCACACAGAAAAAGCTCGTATGGCCATATGTCGTCTGAGCGACGATTTGACATCAATAGTTTCCTTTGAAAAGTTTTGCGGAATTGATGCGCATAAGCCAGAAAAAAACTGGATGCTATCTCCTGAACCAAATGAGTACTTTGATTGGATTTATGGTCCAACATCTACTATTAAAGACAAAAAAATGATTACTCATATGAATGATAATCAAGAAATTGCAAGTCTTAGAGGTAGCAGTAATCTTTATCCACTTGAAGATGGAACTTATCTAGCAGTTGTTCATAGGCTTTTTACGCGAACTATTGTCAACAACGCTCATAGATTTTATGTCCACTACTTTGCAAAGTACGATAAAAAAGGAAAAATCATTGCTCTTTCACGAGGTTTTATTTTTGAGAATCGTGGCACAGAGTACGCTGCTGGTCTTACCACTCAAGGAGAGACCTTCCTTATTAGTTACGGAAGTAGCGATGTTTCATCTCATATAGCGATACTGCCTCAAAAGCTAGTATTTGCCTCATTGCTGCCAGTGCCAGAGTAAAATTAGTAAAATCATATTATGGTAGTTACATATATGAATAAGAGTATTTTGATGAAAATGGATAAGAGTACTTTCGTCTATGTCAAAGATCTTGAGTACCAGATTGAAGACCTCAGTCGTGCGTTAGCCGAGGCAAATGAAAAAATAGAGTCGCTTTACGAGGAAAAGTCACAAGCGTCTCTTGGCGACTTAACCGCGTGACTGAGCTATCGTACGACACAATCACTGTACACATGCAAGGAAAAGACATGTTTGCCCACTACGCGGAGGCAGAAGAAATTACCCGAGCATTAGTTGAGGGAATTCCAATTGTTGCAATGTGCGGAAAGATATGGATCCCCACAAGGGCGCCTGACAGCTTTCCTATATGCCCACGGTGCAAAGAAATGTACGATCAATTGTCTTGGCTGACCAACGGCAGAGTATAATTTCATACATCCTTCTTTTGAAGATTGCCTAGCCAACCGTGGAGTTTATATATGTCATCAATGTTTTCCTTTCGTGTTTCTGACGATTTCCTTAGTGGGTATAGGACAAAGAGCGCTCCGTTTGGATACCGCGATGCTGGTGGAAACTCAGTTGGTGAAATTACTTTTTTAAGGACGTATTCACGTCTTAAGGAAGACGGCACAAAAGAGACATGGGTTGATGTTTGCGAGCGAGTAATCAATGGTATGTACTCGTTGCAAAAAGATCATTGCAAAACAAACCGTCTTCCGTGGAACGATACAAAAGCTCAAGCATCGGCAAAAGAAGCTTTTGATCGTTTGTTCAATTTGAAGTGGACACCGCCTGGAAGAGGCTTATGGGTAATGGGTACGCCACTTGTCAATGTTCAGAAGAACTCTGCTGCATTGCAAAACTGTGCTTTTGTGTCTACAAGCGAGATGACAAAGAACAACCCTGCGCGTCCTTTTGCATTTCTTATGGAAGCGTCAATGCTTGGCGTCGGCGTCGGGTTCAACGATAAAGGCGCAGACAAAGATTTCACTATTTACGAGCCCATAGTTTCCGACGTCCCTAATGTCTATGTAGTACCAGACACCAGAGAAGGTTGGGTTGAGTCTGTGGCGCTGGCTATCAACTCGTATCTTAAAGCTGATCAAGATGCAGTTGTGTTTGACTATTCTTTGGTTCGTCCGCTTGGTGCGCCAATCAAGACGTTTGGTGGAACTGCTGCGGGGCACGAGCCACTCGAGCGACTTCACAAGTACATTGCTAAGACATTCGGCAACCGAGCTGGAGAAAAGGTTACACGCAAGGATATTGCAGACATCGGTAACTTAATTGGTGTTTGCGTTGTATCTGGAAACGTACGACGTTCTGCTGAATTGTTAATTGGACGAATTGATGATGATGAGTTTCTTAACCTTAAGAATGCAGAAGTATTCCCAGAAAGAAATTCGTATGATCCAGCCACACCTGGGTGGGGGTGGATGTCAAACAACTCTGTTGAGACGTCTGTTGGGACGGACTTATCTAGAATTGTTGACGGCATCGCTCGCAACGGAGAACCTGGAGTTATTTGGTTAGACATGTCACGCAAGTACGGACGTCTTGCCGACCCTGCTAACAATAAAGACTGGCGTGTAGCTGGGTACAATCCTTGCGCAGAACAGTCGCTTGAGTCGTACGAGTGTTGCACACTTGTTGAGACATACCTTAATCGTCATGAATCTCTTGAAGACTATAAGCGTACATTGAAGTTTGCTTACCTTTACGCTAAGACAGTTACACTGCTTCCAACGCATTGGGAAGAGACTAACGCAATCATGCAGCGTAATCGCCGCATTGGCACTTCAATGTCTGGTGTCGCTAACTTTGCTGACCGTGTTGGACTACCAACGCTTCGTGAGTGGATGGACGCTGGGTACGCGACGATCAAGAACTATGACGTAACTTACTCTGAATGGTTAGGTATTCGGGAATCAATCAAGATGACAACTGTCAAGCCGTCTGGCACAGTTTCAATCCTTGCTGGTGAGTCGCCTGGAGTTCACTGGACACCGGGTGGAAAGTACTTTGACCGAGCTATCCGTTTTGCTAATGAAGATCCTATGCTGCCACTGTTCAAAATGGCAAACTACCGTATTGAACCAGCGTCAGAGTCTCCAAAGACTACTAGCGTTGTTTTCTTTCCAATCAAATCAGATGCGGAACGCGCAGAACGAGATGTAACAATTTTTGAAAAGATGTCGCTTGCGGCTGTTGCCCAGCGTTACTGGTCAGATAACTCAGTCTCTGTAACCATCTCATTTGACCCTGAGACCGAGTCTGAGCACGTGGGGACGGTTCTTCACATGTACGACGGCCAGCTCAAGACAGTGTCATTCTTGCCCTCTGGGAACGCTACATATCCGCAGATGCCATACACTCAGATTACTGAAGAAAAATATAATGAAGCATCTGCAAAGCTTTTCCCAATTGACTTTTCTGGAGTCTATGGTGGACTTGCCGCAGATGCTATTGGCGAGGCGTACTGCACAACAGACGCTTGCGAAATAAAGTTCATAAAGAACAACCAATAAATGAGATAAAATGGTCTTATCCTGGAGAGGGCAATTACTCTAGGAGAGATACGTGGAACAAGTTAAAAACATCCTGATGAGGATTATTGCTACATTTGCTGCTAGCGGCCTAGGCGTCATCGGCGCCGGTGCGATCGCAGGAGTGCCGTTGTACAAAGCAGTCTTTATGGCAGGCATCGCCGGTGTTGCTATGGTCGTCGAAGGACTCAGCCGAGCATTCTTAGACGATGGCAAATTGTCAGTTGCAGAAATCAATCAAGTTTTTGCTAAGGTAGACCGAAAGCAAGAGTAACGCTTTTGATAAATTAACTTTAGATGCTGAAGTTAGTCCACAAGCTTAAAGTTGTATATTGGATTGCAAGCCTGTGGCTAATTATTGTTTACATACGAAAGGCACTAAAAATGACTATTGCTATTGCTGAAGAAATAGTTAAGCTATCTAGTCTTGAAAGTGCGATTAAGATTATTGATGACGCGTTGCTTGAAATTGTTGCACAAACAATATGTTCAACTGCAACAATGTCAGATACTCTTTTAGACATTAGGCAACTAATTACTCAAAATATGTTAAAGGATTAAGCCGTATCGCCGTAGGCGATGGTATTATTTGATGTAACATGGAACTATACAAAATACGCATTATAGACACAGACACAACCTGGTTAGCTCAAGCAAGTTGCAAAGGAAAGTCTGATCTTTTCTTTGGCCACATTTCTGAGAGACCTTCGGCAAAAGCTAAACGTGAACAGGAAGCCGCTGCAATTTGTGCTGCCTGTGAAGTATCTACGGAGTGTAGAGAATACGCTAGAAGAAACAATGAGCACGGCTTTTGGGGCGGCGAAAACGAAGACGAACGCTACGCTGGTGGATTCCTTAAGGACCCGACAATATCCAGAAGGATAAAAGCTAGAACAGCTCGAGGCGGTTGCACGCCTAGCTAAGCGTATTTAATACTGCGTCAACCGCTTCTGCGGCTGACTGTTCTTTATTTTTTCCAGCAGCCATTAGTCCTAAGATTGCATCTGTTATTCTAATTGAGGCCCTGTGCAAATCCTCGTGCGCATACCCGTCGTGAGCAAGCGCGGCGTACGTTGTGTCATACATATCTTTGTAATTCATATGTGAGATTTTACACCAACCAGCATTCCACATTGCTGTACGCATTTCATCTGTGTCTGACATGCTACTTGTTCCTATCTGCCATTGCTTTGTATTTTGCAAGCTCTTGCTTCATATTTTTAATGTCTGGATCTATCCACCATCTATGGAAGAAGTACCCGGAGACGTGTCCCAGTACAACGTATAGTACTTTTACAAACATAGTCAGTAGCTTTCTCTTTGTAGCGCCTGTAGCATTTGCATATCGCTTGCTTTTTCTTCTATTATTCTATTTAACCTGTCTATTTCTTTTTGCTGCCTAGCGAGCAAGCGCCTGCACTTGCTAGCAATAAATGCTGTAGTGATAATACCAACTAAGCACAGCGTGATGATTTGCGCGCTACTCATTGACGAATGTAATTGGCTCAACAGTCACAGTCGGACAGTCACAGTACTTGGTAGTGAATTTGACAATAAGATGATACTCAGTAGTTGGAGAAGACCCATATCGTCGTGACCGCTTGTCTGCTACCAGTGCTTCAATTGGCGCTTCGCAGAGCGGGCACGACAGCGTGATTTGTTTTCCTATGTCGTAGCTAACCGCCGCAAGAGCGTCTTCAGTTGAATGAAACTTTATTTCAGAGTCAGAGTCTAGTTCTAAGTCTGCGAGGTCATCGTTGCCTGGAGTGATCATATACTTTGTCACAGCCGGTACTGGGACTGCTGTTGTGTATGAAGTTGTTGATCTTGTCATAGTTGCTTTTTTTCTTCTTCGTTTTGTTCTTTATTGTCGAGAGAGTTCGGTATAAGCTCGGCGTGATTGTGTAGCATGCATTGCTCTGATTCTTCAAACCAGGATATTACATTTGCTATAGTTACATTTACGTTCTTCACAAAAGCACCATTCCTTTTTATTTTATAGCTCAGTAGTAATGATCATGTGGTCGTCGTACGCGTATTGAGTGTCTGGCGGAGAGGCACTTACAGTAAGAGCCCGTAGGAGCCATCTGTCTGTTCCATCGTATCTGGCAGTAAATGATTTTCTACCGTGCACTAGTTTATGATTGTCCAGTGTCAACACGTCTCCTGCTTGAAGAGATACTTCTTTTGTGTTGTCTGCTATCGCTATAGTAATGGCGTCTAGAGCTTCTTGGGCTTGGAAAGTTTTCCCTCGCATAAAGAACTGGTCAAAACAGATTTCTAATCCGTTAGGCGTGTCTCTTAAGATAGGCAAAAGCACGCTTCTATTCGGCTCTCCATTCGTGCGGAAGCTTTCATCTATTGCCGTAACAAACAACGGCTCTTTTAAGCAAGAGATTGTTTTTTTGTCTAGTGACGCAACTATGCTGTCAACTGTTGCAAAAGTAGTAAACGCCTCTGTGTCTCCGCGCAAGCACATCAAAATTACCTTGGACGGCGGATATGGATGAAATGCTGTTTCGGTGTGGAGCTCTAGGTTTGTCTTTGAAGATGAAGATATTTGTGCTGTTTCTAGTTTCTTAATTGGAAAGATACTCTGGATTAGACGACCATTTTGTTCTTGCTTGTATCCTGTCGGTATTCCATTTTTATAAGCTATTTTTCTAAGGACACTAATTGCCTGGTCTATTTGCGGTGTTTCATCTAAAGACGTCGGCGTAGGAGGTATTTCGCCAATGTCTGCACCTTTGACTAGTTCCCAGCTCATTGGTTTGTCATTTCCAAAAGTCCAAATACTCGGCAACTAATGCGAAGTACTCCTCGGAAACTTCTTGATTTTCCAGCAAACGTTCATTTGCTATTAGGAAAGCGTATGTCTTATCTAATAAGTCAAGACGAGCAGCCAAGTCCAGTAAAAAGTCTGGGTACAGCATGATTTGTACTCTGTCCTCCGCGTATATCTCCCCAAGCAACCGTAAGAGGTCTTGAGGCGTCTCGCCTTCGTTGTCAAACTTCGGCATGCCAGTGCTTACGCTTTTTGATTTTGTATCCATGTATTTTTAGCTCTTCAATGATGTGCTCTGGGATACCTCCCCAAAAGACAATACCTTTATGCACGAGCGCATTCTTTATGACTTCTTCTTTTTTTGAGTGTGTTGTTTGCGCAAGCACTGGCGGTTATACTTCTCGAAGCGTGTGCCGATTTACTCCGTAGTATAGCGGCGCAGCATTCTTAATTCCAAGACCTTTTGCAATCGCTCCAAGTGAGACTCCATTTTTGTAGTACTCAGTTGAAAGTTGCCTGTGATACGCGCGTGTTCCGCCAGTTTGTTTAGCCAAACGTACTCGCTCAATTGCAGCAGCAATTTCGTCCGCGGCAAGATTCTTATTTGTCCACGAGTTTAACGCTGAAGGTGTCTTTGCTGTGAATACCCTTCTCCGCATTCCAGAGTAGGCTACGCCTAGTTCATTGGCAAGGCGCAATAGACTTCCGTCTTTTTCTGTGTACTCAATAAGCAGCGCTGTGTACGCTTTGCTTGCAATATGCGCAGGCGTAGTTTGGTTCCTAGAGCCGTAGGCTTTTTTAGCTAACTCAAGCATTGGCTTGATTTTTTCGGCGTATTCTTTAGTGAGCTCTTCGCTCATAAGTGTATGTCTCCTTGTGTGCAGCTACGGAGGGTGTAGCTGTCTGGTTCATTATACCTAAGAAATAATAATTCTCGTGCCTAACTTCGGAATTATTTAGTTTTCTTACGACTTTCTTTTCGCAGGGTTTCCCATGTAGTTAGATCTACAGGGTAGTCAAAGTCTTCTGTCCAGTCGTCTATATCTATATAGTGCGAATTAGTAAATAGGTCCTGGCTAGTTGGCCCTGTAGTTGCTTTGTACCAAGCCCATTCTGCATTTTCTGAGCAGGCGCCAACAGAAATTGCGTGAAGTAGCGTTTGCAAGAGACTGTCTGCCTGTGAAGAATGGAAAGAAAACGCAAAGATCTCTTTACGTTGTTTTCCAGTTATCTTTGAACCGTTTTTTCTTAAGAACCACTTAAACGAGTCTTTGTTTTTCATTATCTTGTTCACTGCGTCAGGCGTAAACCACACGTCACCAAAAACAATAACTGTTCTACCATCTGGATTCCAAAGTGCCTTAGATGATAAAAACTTTGCTGCGTCCTGCCAGAAAGTATTTGAAGTCTTAATGATGTACAGCTTTGCGCCGTCAATAGCGTATGAGCTGTCTGGCGCAACAATGCACACTTGATCTGTGTACTTCAAGAACTGATTAGCTGTTCGCTTAATAAGTACTTCTTTTTCCACTACAGTAAGATGTCTTGGCGTGCCATTGTGATTGGCCCAGCGTCTGTCTGCTCCTGCGGCGACGATAAGTACTCGGGTCATACGCTTACTATATCTTATGAAGTGCGAGTAGGCGTGAATTTTGTAGATTGCTTTTTAACTACTAACCACTGTAGTTTTTTACTCTTTTTTTGACATACGTACGTACGGCCATTTAGTTTCTTTTGTTGCTTTACCTTTTTGCACGATTGCGCGTAATTGACTTTGTTAGCTATAGTGGTCGTTGGCGTAGCAGTGTCAACTGCCATTGGTGCCGTTGGCATGGCCGTCGCTATGGTAGAACTAGTAGAGGAGGTAGACGATGTTTCATTGGGTACTTGTGTGGTTGTGGGTGGCGGCGTCTGTGACTGTTTCGCTGGCGATGTTGGTTGTTCTTTTTGTTCTTCTTGCGGACTTGAAGGGATCGTGGTACTGGAAGAAGAAGTTGTAGGAGGAAGAGTTGTTGTTGATGTAGTTGCAGTCGTTGTCGGCTGAACTGTAGTTGTTGTAGTTGTAGTTGTAGTTGTAGTTGTAGGCGCAACAGTAGTTGGTGTCGTTGGTGTCGTTGGTGTCGTTGGTGTCGTTGTTGTTGTAGTTTCTGGGATAGTTGTAGTTGACGTTGTAGTTGACGTTGTAGTTGCAGGGGCTGGAGCAGGGGCTGGAGCCTCAGTAAGCATAGGCTGATAGTTGTTGAACAATAGCAAATTGACAGTGTCCGCTGGTAGCGTGCTAATTGCATTAGGCGTTGATTGCGATACAATTTGAGTGTGCACCTCTTGCGGTGTCCATGTTGGATGCTGTTCTAGTATCTGCGCTACCACTCCTGCCGCGTGCGGAGCAGCCATTGACGTGCCAGAGCGGCCTCGCAGAATTGTTGACGAACCGTACCACGCTGAAACTACATCTGCCCCTGGAGCAAATATGTCAACGCAGGGGCCGTAATTTGAGTAGGACGCTCTTGCATTGCTTGGCACTATCGCAGCAACTGTGAGTGCTGTTTGTTCCGAAGCCATCGCATAGTCGCACGCGTTTGCGTTGTTGTTGCCTGCAGCGACTACTACTGTGATTCCATCGCTAATTGCACTGACAATCGCATCGTTCAAAATTAACGACATGCCTGCGCCTATACTTAGATTGGCCACGGCTGGAACACCTGATTGGTGGTGAGCTATCATCCAGTTGATACCAGCAAGCACAGTTGACACTGAACCAATGCCATTGCACCCAGTCACGCGCACTGGAACAACACTTACGGCTTTAGCTACTCCGTAGACAGTTCCGCCAACAATCCCAGAGACATGGCTTCCATGGCCGTTGCAATCTTCAGTCCCTTTTCCATCGCTTATTGCTGAGTACCCAGGCTTTATTCTGTTTATGAATTCAGTGTGGCTGGAGTTTATTCCACTATCAATGACATATACGTCTACTCCATTGCCGCCATACTCGTATGAGTAGACGTCGTCAAGCACTGCACTGACTTGATCTATTCTGTCTAGTCCCCATTGAGGACGCCAGCCGTTGTTGTTTTGTAGCGATTGCTCTGTGCTTAAGCCAATCGCAGCATCTTTTTCTATGTACTCAACGCGAGTATTTTGTTTAAGCGCTGTGTACTCTTCGTCAGTTAAATTTGCCAAAAATCCAGATGTAGCTAAAGTGAATGTGCGAATGACATCTGTGCCGCGGCTGACTTCCGTACTCACAAAGTTCTGAGTAGATACGCCGTCTCGGAGTGCTACTATGTATGGAGTAGCTTGAGTGTTGTCAGCGCGCGCAACACTCACTGGAGCGAGCAGCACACTTAATGCAACTATTGATTTAATAGTTCTATTTGTCATTTGGTCTCTGTGTCTTTTTGTCATTGTTGCTTATAGATCTAATAGTATCCTATTGTAGAAGAGAACTCACTCGCTTCTGCCCTGTCTTCGTGTAAAAGTAAGCATGGCAGGACCGATGATAAGGCCTATCTAATTCTTTGATACTAGGCAAACAGAGTATTTTTTATCCAGATAGGTGCCATAATAGATCTATGATCATTTTTCTTATCGCACTAATAGCTGTAACTGCCGCAGCTCATTTATTTCTTATGAAGTCAGTTGACAACTACTCTGGCTATGGCTACAACAAACACGAGTGGGAAGTGTTCCAGTCTGAACGGCTTAAGTACTAGCGCTTAGGGTTCAATAAAGATGCATTCGCCGGGGCATTCCTCGGCGGATTCAATTACGTCTTCAAGCCTATCGTCTGCGAAAGATGCTAAACCAGCCGCGCCTTCTGGGTTTCCCACAGATGAGGCAAATATCTTGTCGCCTTCTTTTACGTATGCCAAACCATCTGGCATCATCGTAAATACATCGGGAGCTATTTCTGCGCAGAGACCATCTCCAGTGCATAGGTCTTGGTCAATCCAGACTCTCATTTGTTTTCAGAACGCTTCTTGCGGAGAGCTTCAAAGTCTTTTACTTTCGTGTCGCCCATGTACGGCCATGCGTACCCGCCTGCAATGAGAGCTTCATTGACTGAAAGTTCTGCGCCATCGAGGTAAAGCCAGCCGAGGATACGACCATACTTTTCTGAGCTGTCCATTTTTTCTGTCTTAATGACAATGGACTTTGCTTTTTCAATGTCGTGCTTGAGCTTTTCTTTTACCTCAAGACCAAGAACTTTTTCTGCCTTGTCTGTTGTTCGCGACTCTGGAGTATCAATGCCAGCAAGACGAACACGAGACGAGAACGAGATGTCAAAGCCAAGATCGATGTCAACATCAATGGTGTCGCCGTCTACAATTTTGTTTACTTTTTTTACGTAGTATGTGAACATGTCTATATTCTAGTCCATGTCGTTCTTGGCCATTACACGAATGTAATGAACAAGAAGAGCTACGCCTGTTGCAATGATAGCAATTTTGCGGGTGTTACCTGAGAGGGTGACAAACACAATGGTGCTTCCTGCAAGTGTGAAAGCCAAGGCGGCTGTCTCATCTGCAAACTTTTTGATGAATCCAATTGGGCTGAATGTTCTTTTCATTGTTAGTTCTCCTGGTACTTGAAAATACTATTACGTGTAAAGGGTTTCTTATCTTCGTCTTCTTCTGGGCCAGCAATTTCGCCAGCAGCTTCTTGCTCGCTTTCTTCTTCTTTTTTGCTGCGTCCTTCAGTGTTTCCGTTTCCGTTGCCACCGCTGTTGCTGTTGCCGCTTCCTCCACCACCATTGCCTCCACCTGAAGACCCTCCGCCTCCGCCTGCTGCTGCTCCAGCAGCACCGGCTGCTGCCATGGTTGATACTGCGGCAGAGGCTGCGATAAGGCTTCTACGCGTTCCTACGTCAACCTGAGAACCAACAGCCACGTACTCATCGAGACCTTCAGCAAAGATGTCAATCGTTTCTTCGAATGCGTTCTTTACTTCTTCAGGTGCGTCGGTTACTGCTGCAACAAGTGCTGCTTCTTCTGCTGAAGTTAGCTCGTCAACTGCAACTGCATCGAAGATCTCCGCTGCTTGGTCACCGTCAATGCTCTCCAAAACCTTTTCGCTTGTGGCAAGGTCTGTTGCTTGTTCGGCAGTGACTTCGCTTTCCAAGATGCTATCAATGGCTGCGGATACTTGCTCTTCAGAGACAGCGTCGGACTCAAGGATCCCAACAACTTCTGCAAACTGTTCATCTGAAAGCGGTTCATCCAAAACGGCGTCAATGATCGCATCAAACTTTTCATCAGAAATCGGTTCGCTAAAGACGGCCTCAAGAGCGTCGCTAAACTGTTCGGTTGACAAAGGCCCATCAAAAACTGCTTGCACTGCAGTGTCAAACTGTTCGTCGCTCAGCGTTGAAGTATCCGCAAAGACAGCATCAACTGCAGCAGAGAAGTTTTCGTCAGACATAGGTCCATCAAACACTGAATCAATAACTGTAGAAAACTGAGTGTCTGTTAGTTCTTGGTCAAGCAGCGCGGTAACAACGGCGGTTAGTGCTTCAGGTGTTTCCGCGTCTGCAACTAAATCATCAACTGCATCTTCAAGTTTTGCATCAGACATAGGACCGTCAAAAATATCTGCAACTGCAGCATCGGCTGCATCTTGAATATCCTCTGGGACAACTATTTCTGGAAGAACGTCTGTCGGTATTTCTTCTTCTGGGACGTATTCCGGTATCGTGGCGGTGGGTTCATCGTCTTTGGAATCACTCGTACCCGGGGATGTCGCAATTGGAAGTTCCTCTCCTGGAAGTGTTGTTGTTGTTCCTGTTTCTGTAGTTGGAAGCTCTATTACCGCTGGCAACGTTGTTACTACTGGGGTGTCCACTGGAAGCTCAGTTGGCACTGTAATGCTAGGGACTGTACCCTCTGGCACTGGAGTAACAGTAGTTGTTGTTGTGGAAGACGTGGTAGTTGTCGTTGTCGTTGTCACAACTGTGTTGCTATCTTCAACAAAGCCTAGGCCGGAGTAAATCCCATCGTTGTTATTAAATGTGTTGTCTCTAGAAGTTGACCACGAGTTAGCGCTAACACCGTTGTAAGAAACCTGACCAGCAATTCTGTTGTCAAACTGTATGGCTAGTGTGTTGTTGGTAAAAGTGTTTCCTTCTATTAACTGATTGTCTACACCAGGTGTCCAACCTGCTGGGATACCCGAGTAAGTGCGGACGCCAACTAAGTTGTTAGTAAATGTAGAATCAATAACCTGAATTCTGTTTAGTCCCTGCAGTTGCGCAGCGATTTGCGTATTGCCAAAGAACACTGAGTTTTCAATCTTCACAAAGCGCTCAGTTGCAAGTCCGTAGGTGTTGTCTACGAATTGTGAGTTGTCAATGTAGATTCTGTTTTGATAGTCAGAGTCTGTGAGACTCTTTGTCACTGGCGTGCTTCCGTAGTCAGAGCGAATACCTGCGTAGTTGTCTGCGAATAAGCAAGAGTCAAACGTAGTGACTGTCTGGTTTTGCTGGTACCACGCGTAGTGCGCGGTGTCTAAGAACTCAACATTTGTAACTGTGAATGTCCCTTGGTTTGCCCAGACAAGACCGCCCGATGCAGCCTTGCCATTTTTCAATGTCATATCACTAATAGCTATTGTTCTTTGACCATTATTATAGATAGGACGATACAAGTCGCTACCGTCAATGATTGTGCTTGTTGTTCCGTTGCCAGTAATTGACACGTCTTGCGTAATCGCTGGCAGGTCAGCAGTGAGGGTAATTGTGCCAGTAAGGCCACTTGCAAAAGTGATGCTGTCGTAAATGCCACCACTTTGAGCGTTCGCTTGTGTGATTGCCCAGCGCAGTGTTCCATCGGAAGTAGTGTCATCGAGACTTGTTACTTCAAGAGATGTTGCTGGAGGAAGCGTTGTCGTTGTCGATGTAGTCGTTGAAGGCTCGGGAATAGTAGTTGTAGTCGGTGGAGCTGTTGGTGCTGTTTCATTGTTTGGAGCAACAGCTCCAAAAGTTTCACATGAGCCGTTTTGTCCGCAAAGTTGCGTTGTGCCGACTTCGCTGTCGAGCATCAGAACTGGTGACAGTGCACTGTCGTCGAGATTGAACACCGCAAAGCCGAGCTTGTAAGTTCCAGTAACGGAAACTTCATATGTTGACATCTGCCAGCCAGTTGAACCATATGAATTGGTTGAATAGTCGCCAGTTCCTGGATTGGTGAAACCAAGAAGCGCGTATTGCTGTTCAAAGTTGTTGACTGTTATTGCTGGAGTCGACGCAACGGAGACAGGAACAAGAGACGTGATAGAACCATCGTTGTATGGAACGTAGTCAGTTGCCATGTAGTTCCAAGACATTGTGTACGTGACACCAGCGGTAAGTTCTACTTCACGAGTAATCCACGCAGCATCGGTTGGGTTGCCTTGGCCTAGACCTGTTGTGGATGCTTGGCTGGACAGCATTTGTGCTATCTCTGAAGTTTGAGTTCCAGAAAGCCCGAGTGCTGTAGTAGCTTGGGTAAACGTCTGCTCACCCTTCGGCTGCAGTAGTGCCGCGTATGTAGCATTGTTTGGCGAGAATGTCCAACTGCCTGAGCCATAATTAAAAGTACGTGCGCCAGTGAAGACAGTTACGCCAGTTCCGCTACCAGTGATTGAATTACCCAGCGTTCCCGTCTGTGAACCTCGTGACCAGCCTGTGAGCGTTCCGTCTTCAAAGTCGGCATTTGGAATAGACGTAGTAGTACTTGTAGCATTGGCCGTAAGGCCTATTGGAGCAAAAGCCGAAGCTAGCGCTATAAGTATAGATGGAATTACAACCCAAGAGCCTTTACGAACTCTTATTTTCTTGTTCCGCCCAGAACGCTCTCCCCCACGTAAGCCGTGGTGGTTCATATGACCTTACTTGGTTAGTAGTCTTCTTGGTTGTCTCTTTCAATCTGACTAGGAGTCAGCGTGTGCTGCCACGCGATATCCCTACCACATTCTACTATGTGCATGGCAACCTCATATAAATTCTCGACTGCGATCAGCAAGTCCGCCCGCTCTTCGAGATCGTCAGTATCGTCTAATTCTTCTGCGACAGCAATCAAAGTATACGTGCACGCCGCGAGTCTGCGCAGTGTTCTTTCGTGATCTGTCTCGTCTGAAAACTTTGCCATACCCGATATTACATTGTGGCTGCTCACGTGAGAGACACGCAGATGAACGAAGTTAATGTATCATTTCTCGCAAAAAGAGATCGTATCGTACCTTAAGTAGTGCTTCAAAATTCATTAGTAGGAAGTGCCAAGATAAGGCGTTTGGCGAATAGCACACGTGTTAAATGCTGAAAGTGTTGGAAAGATACTAAGACGCTTTTCATCAGCGGCTATACCAAAAAGTCTTAGTACTTATAAAAGAGTAAATACATAAAATAGAAAAGCCTATTATTCTCTATCTACGCGTATACGTATGTGTAGGCGGGTAACAAAATAAATAGTTGGCTTCTTTGTTTCAATGTTATTTATAGGCATTCATACGTGTTATATTTACAAACAACACAGGTGTACACTTTTGTTGTACACTTAGCTTCGGAGGATCAAATGACAAATAGCACAGAAGACATATTCAAGTCTATGGGACTATCGGTAGACGAAATAGAAAAAGCAAATGAAGACATTGTGTCCAAAGGAAGACGACCAGAAACTGATAGGCGAGTCTGCCTCTGTGGGCACGGCATCGGAAGGCACACATCAGTCAATGGGATGATCTTCTGCAAACCATCAAGAATGGAATGTCCTTGCAAAGTAGCAAGACCAGTCCTTGAGGTAGAGGATGTTCGTAAGTTCTTGCGAGTGACTCGTGGAGGTGGACCCTTGCACGCACTAATTCAAGGGATGCTTCAGCACGCAAAAGCTGGAAAGCAAGCAAAGTGGATAACAGATCTCGTGTGCGACCGCTGCGGCAAGGACGACAAGAACGTTGTCCCAGTCCCAGTGACTAAGCGTGGATTCGCTACAGATACGGCAACTGGGTACGACGCCTTGCTTTGTCACGAATGCAGAGAGGCGGTGTAAATGAAAATCATAGGACTGATAGCGCTAGTACTCGTGTACCTTGCGTTGCGAAGAAACAGAAATAAGTACAATAAGTACTAGGAGGAACAGATGAATCAGATGACTGACAGCACTGGAAGAACGCCAACACTTGAGGAGTGGAAAACCTATGTTGAAAGCAAGCTCATTGACATTATAAAAGTCTGGGAGACCAAGATGGGAGAAGACGATAAGAGCATGTACACGCTTGGAGTGCGCCGAGCTCTCGATGTTGTGCGTGGTGAGGATCCTGAGTTATAGTAAAAACCTCGGTACGCCCGTTTAGCTCAGTGGTAGAGCTCTGCACTTGTAATGCAGTGGTCCTCGGTTCAATCCCGAGAGCGGGCTCAAAAAGCGCCCTGAAAAGCAAAATCAAGAAGCACTTTAGAAAAGGCACTTGACCGCCCGCAAAGCCATTGTTTCTAAAAGAACCTAGGCGTCTAACCCTACTCTCGTGAAAAACTTCACGGACATCCCTCCTCGGATGCCTGGCCTATGATCGTCACTGGATCCATATCCTTGGTTCCAGGAGGAAAGAACAATGAAGATCACAGCAGAACAAAAAGCAATGGTAGCGTCGTACGCAAGAAGCGTTATTGGCGCAGCAGTGGCGGTCTACGTGTCAACAGGAGACGTCAAGATGGCAGCAAACGCTCTCTGGGCAGCAGCACTTCCTGTCATCATGCGTTACATGAATCCAAACGATCCCGCATTTGGTCGTTCGAAGTAATATAGTAGCTTCGTTACACCCACACACACACAGAAAGACACACATGTCAACTACAAAGAAAACACCAGCCAAGAAGACAGCTCCTGCTAAGAAAGCCGCGCCTGCTAAAAAAGCAGCGCCAGTTAAAAAGGCAGCAGCTGCTTCAAAGAAACCAGTAGCACAGGAACCAGCCCGCGTTCTAATCGACACAGCGCCGGCTCCACGTCCTGCCGCTCCGGCTCCCGCAAAAAAGAAATCGTTCATCGCACGTTTCTTCGGGAAGGCCTAAGACAGCGAGCTACGTACGCTCGGGGGATCCGTCGATACCCGCCCTCTCCCCATTGGCGGATCCCCTACCCTAACTGAAAGAAACCGATGTCCATGTCTACTGACCTTGTATTTGAGCAAGAGCCAGGTCCAGAGCGTCCTGAAGTCCAAATTGACTCTCCAATCAATTTACGCCCAGATCTTTCCAAACTTGGAATTGACGAGGTAGAAAAAGGCATCTGCCAAGACACGTACGAAAACCGTGCGATCCTTCGTAGATCTAAGATGGGCTGGGATCCGGTGTACGCCTCGAACGGCGTGCCTACTGGTCTCATCCAAGCGCGCTCGGAAGAAATGGCGAAGGCGCGCCGTGTTCTGTCTCTTACGGAGAAAAAACCGATCTTAGTAGATCCCGACCACATGAACTCGGACTACATCACTGGCTACGATCTCCTAGCAGAATCAGCAGCGGATTACATTGTCCCACCCTGGGTTGTAGGCGCAACAAGGTCTTACATTAAAGAACAAGAAGCTGGTGGCGTTCCCGCAGGCTCTAAGAGAAAACCGGCGGCGCTTCCAACTCGCTGCCGCGCAATCAAAGACGATGGCATCCGTTGCATGATGTGGTCCTCGGGACGCATGCAAGATGACGGCTACTGCCGGGTACATCTTGGCTCGATTCAACGTAAGCCAGGAGAAGATGTCGAGCGCGCGCGATCCAAGCTTACACAAGCCGCGCCGTACGCTGTTGACATCCTAGAAGATTTGATGGAGAACGCTGCCTCAGAACCTGTACGCTTGAAGGCGTCAACAGAAATCCTTGACCGCGCTGGTGTACGCGGTGGTGTAGAGTTTGATGCAAGAATAGAAGTAGCGGACGGACGACAGCCTGCACAGGTTGTCGCTGAAAGACTTCAACGTTTGGCAGCAGGGGCAATACAAGTTGCTTCGACATTAGCGCAGGCAGGAATAATCATCCCAACCGAAAGTGACGAAATACAAGATGCAGAGATTATTGAACCAGATGAACCAACCGCAGAGGATTAGACATAATGGAGCTCGAAGTAACGGCATTAGCGCAGCAGCTGTTTCACAGCCTGCTCGCAGACGTGGACAAGGCGATCACACGGGAAGAACATATTCGCCTTACGGCTCGAGCGAACGAAGCAGAGAACTTGCTCAGCAAACTGCAGGGTGCGCCAGATGAGAGCGCGGCCTAACGACCACGACCGTCTGATTGAAGAAGCGCGCACGCACCTTGGGTACAAACCAAGACCGGGCGGAATTTCTTTCTATGCGGAAAAGGTAGGGTACGCAAGTCACGGGTCGCCCTGGGACGGTGCGTTCATAGACGTAGTTGCACGGGATGCAAATTGCGTTATCCCATCTTGCACTTCAACATCTTCCGGCCTGGCTGAGTTCATCTACAGTGGACGGTGGCGAAAAACGCCTCGGCCTGGTGACATTGTCTTCTATTCTTTCTCAACGGGTGGTCCATGGACTCAACCTCACGTCGGAATAGTCACAGGCGTGGACCGTTGGAAAATTGATGGTACGTTCATTGCGCTCGAGGCGATGGTGGATTCCGGCCTGCCCCAGGGCTCAAAAGAGATGACGGGTGTGTTTGAGCGAGTTCGTTGGAAGAACGAGGTTCTTGGATTTTGTAGGCCAAATTTCAAACTCAGGCCTGAGCTAGGAAAAAATAATATGACGGGTGCCAAAAACACCTTGAAGCTTTCGCACCTAAAGCCGA